TTAATTAACATTTGACAAAATAGCCTCAAGCTTTTTCCGTGCTTCCTCAATCATTTGGGGTTTAAGGGCTAAATAAACTTCATGAATCATTTTGGCGTTTGCATGGCCCACAAGCTGAATTGCAATCTCTTCCGGCACACCGGCCATTGCAAGCATGCAGACATATTCGTGCCGGAATTGGTGCCCACACACAGGAACCTTCCAATCAGTATATGCAACGGTTACATTCTTGCCGTGCTTTACAACGCTTTTGGTTCTGGGCACCGGCTTTGCCACGCCGTATTTTCGCCAGAACTTTTGCCACATACGATCATAGCGGCTTTTGCTTACAGGCTTTGTATCAAGGCCAATAATGTATGTGTCTTTTGGCATTTTGCGGATTGGCTGTAGGGTTTCTTTTAGCATGGAAAGCAGCGGCACTTGCCGGATTGCTGCCGGGGTTTTGCCATAATCCCTTATCACAGCGGCATTGCCCTTGTGCTCTATCGTTTTTGTGATGTGGATGATGTTTTTATCAAAGTCAATATCACGCAGCTGTATGGCGCACATTTCGCCCTTGCGCTCGCCAGTGCAAAGATAAGCCACCGCAGGGAGCGCATCGGGGTCAAGGTAATGTTCCTTTACCACTGCCACTTGCTCGTTTGTAGGGGGCTGTCGTTTGCCCTTATGCAGGCCGCGCGGCATTTTAGTTTGCTTTGCCGGGTTTACATCTCCGCGCCACTTTGGGCTGTCAATCCAATACTGGAAGATGTTGTTTATCACAGTCTTTTGGTTTGATACCGTTGTGGCAGCCCGCCCGGCCATTTCAGGCCCGCGCAGAAATTCCGCGATCATGTAAGGCTCAATTTCCCGCATGTGGTATTCGCCAAACTCGTCAGTAGCCCGCTTAACGGCAGGCAGGTAGCTTTTTTGCGTTCCGCTTTTCATGCCCTGCACAACGCGGATATATTCTTTTGCAATTTCGCTGAACAGCGGCCCAGCATTTGAACGCTCTTCTTCAATTCGTTCCTTTTCTTCCTGCTCTTCTTTGGCATCCTCAACCTTTTGCCAAACCTCTGCTGGTGTCTTAGCTGAAAAGGTTTTCCAAACGCCACCTATCATCTCTTTGCGCTGGTATCTTCCGTCTTTTCTGTGAAAGAGCCCAACTGTCAAATCCTTTTTCATCTTGCAGCCCTCCAAAAAATGTTTTATAATAAGACCGTCAACTTTTTATGTTGACGGCCCTTTATCCCTTGCTGGTGTGGCACCACCGGCAGGGGATTTTTTATTTTTCCCTTGCGTTATATTCGCCGTTGCCTGCCAGAACGGCAGCTTCTCCGGCTTGCAGGCATATTTGCAGGCGGTCAAAGTCCGGCTTGGTGCTTTCCGGGCAGGGATCATTCCCAGTTGCGGTATCTATCCGGTAGTTCTGTATTACGGCCTGACAGATGCGTACACGGCTTTGCATGGACGTATGAGCGTTAGCGCATAACAAGTCTATCTGGCCCGCCCAATCGCTTCCATGCGCCCCACACAGGATATATAGAAGGCGGCGCTTGTACAGGCCCGGCATCTGGGCGATATAATCAGAAAGTGCCTTGTCTACCTGCTCGTCCGTCCAGTTTGGGGTATCGGTATCGCTGAATGCAGACGGCATCCAGATGCGCTGCAGCCAGCGCCAGGGGGATTGTTTGCAGACGGCGAACCACATCAACAGATCATCGTTTCGGATGGGGGAAAGCCCTTCTTCCCAGTTGCGCACCGTGCGGATGTTCACATCCATCTGCCGGGCTACATATTCTTGCGAAAGCCCGGATTCCAACCGGCACTGCGAAAGAATAAGTCCTTCACGTTCTCGGAAATCAGCTCTACTTTCCATTTCATCACCCTCAATTTTTTACATGTTTTGCGCTCTAAATGCGGTAAAATTTTTATACCGTAGCAATTAAGAAAATATAAAGAAATATTTCTTCAAAAAATGCCATGGAAATAAATGGAAGCCATGGCATAAAAAAACGTGTTAAGATTCTAACTGTAGTCAAAAAACACAGGAGGAATCAACAATGAATAACGTGGAACGTCTAAAGAATTACCAAAACCGTAATGCGGCAACCATTGAAGCCTTGTATCGCGCTGTGCTGCAAGACCGAGCACGGAGGGAAAACAGCCATGAAACTGCCTGATTTAACCACCCCACCAAAGCACGGACGCAAAAGACCCAAAAAGCGGGCAGTAAAGCGAGAAACCTGAAATTTGTGCGTTTTGCTAATTGACCGTTACGGCAATCTGTAATAAGATGTAAGCACAACACAAAGTTGTCAAAATGACAACTTACAACTAAGGGGGTAAACAATGGGCCAAGTGAATAAAAATCTTGTTTCGCACTCAGACCATAACTTTGCACTGTTCCGGTTTAACGATCAGGGCCAGATTTGCCTTGATGATTATGTGATACCCTGGGTAACGCACTTTGAAATGCAGAACTTTGCAAAGGGAACCGCGCAGCTGAACCTTGAAATCATCGTGCGGTTAGATAAAGAAATGACCCTCCATGAAGCGGAAAATCAAAGCAACGACTTCACCGATGATGGAATCAGCCCCACTTTTGAAAGCGAAACTTCCAAATCTTCTTTTGGAGCTGTTGCGAAGAAAATCATGGGCCTTTGATGACAAAATCAAAATTGTCCAGCGCCCTTCCAAATCGGAAAAGCCAAGTTCAAAGTATCCTGCCATTTTCAGATAGTTCAGATTAAAGTTCAGCTCATCATAATAGTATCTATGCCCATTATAGCAGAACATGCGGCATGACTCAAATGTGGCATAACTGGATGGCCCGCATTTTTCTTCACAATATAACAGGATATCTTTTATGCACTGATCGTTTATTTTCATATTTACTAAAAGGATATAGAATATGTTACTTTATAAAGGCTATACTACAACGCCGGAATACGACCCATACGATAAAATCTATTACGGCAAGATTGATGGTATCAAAGATTTGGTTGACTATCACGCAGAAACCAGCGGCGGAATCGAGCAAGCGTTCATTGACTGCGTGGATGATTACATTGCGTTCTGCAAAGAGATCGGGAAAGAACCGGATGCCCCAGACGAAAAAAATCAGAACCAGCCGGATGAAAACATTCTGGCCGCATACGAGAAGATTCGGCGCTTGGGCAATATCCAGAGCACCATTTTCACCATTGCGGATTACCTTTACACCGCCGCATGGGTATGGTTTGGGCTTACGATGCTGCTTTTTATCATTGCCGCTACTTTGAAAGGATGAAGAATATGATTAACGAAGATTTTCTGCGCCGCGAGATGAACGACATCAAAGCATCCAACGGATACACCATCGGCATGTTGTTGGTACTTTTGCCCATCGGGCTGAGTATTGTAATGCAGCTGATGATCATCAAGATGATTCTTACCTAACTCACCACTCCACCTTATCCCCCTTGCTTCTATTGCAGCGCCAGCAGAGGGTTTGCAGGTTGCTTTCAGTTGTCATGCCGCCTTTGGACAGGGGCACAATGTGGTCGATTTCAAGCAGCAGGTGGGGTTCTACCGCAAGGGATGCGCCGCATCGGCGGCAGGTATAATGGTCGCGCTCTTTGATGTGTTCACGCAGCGCACGGGTCATCAGGGAACGCTGACCGGCAACGCTTTTGGCAAATTCGATTTTATCGGAAAGATAAGCCACAAAGCGGTCAAGGTTGTCAATGTCCATTACAACATCATAGTGAGTGCCGGTATATCCGGCAGGGCTGGTGTACTTAAAAACGTATTTGGGATAGCTGATCGGGCTTAAATCCACAGGCTCAAAGCCAAGCTCCGTTTCTAGCCGAGCAGCATAATGCTTTTTGATAAAGCCTGGCACTTCGTTGTTGATACTCTGCATAATCCCGGCCCGCTGTTCCATCAACAGGCGCTTGCCTTCTTCGGCGGCAGAAAAGTCATTCAGCATAAATTCAAACTTTTCAAGCGTCTTTTCATCTGCTGCAATCCCAAAATACTTGCAGATATACCGGAACGGCGCGTTGCTGGCATTATCGCACACGGTGCGTGAGCAGTGATAGACGTTAGGCTCATAGCTCTTATGCAAATCTCGGTGAACATTCCACTGGCTGTCATCGTAATACTGCCCAACTCCATAGTCTGTGCGGTTGATAACAAGGGCTGCATTTTTCAGTTCACCAATATGGATGTTCAGATCATTGCAATCCTTAATGTGGGAAGAAATACGGGATTTCATAGACGCAAATTCTTGGCCATTGAAGTAAAGGTATACGCGGATGTTAAACACGATGAAGTAAGTTGGTATTGCAATAATGAAGGCGACAGCAAACCAATCTCCCAACAGTATGGAAAGGGCTCCGACCAAAAGAAGCACAACATAAACTTTGGCGCACCCCATCACACAGCCTTTAAGTTTATCCATGAAAACACAACCTTATTAAATATTTAGGAGGAAACATATGCAGAAACTTACAGAAGAAGAAAAAGAATTTTTGCGCTTAGTGCATACTAATCGAGAAGTTCTTCTGGAGCGTCTTGAGAAACTAGGATTGCGCGCTGCTTTTCTTCAGGCAGAGAACGAAACCAGTTAATAAGTGCTACATCTTTTTCAGTAAGCTCACCGCCTTGTGCGGTGGGCTTTTTTGTTTGTTCATCGCCGTGCAACAGGTAATCTGGTGTTACGTCAAAATAATTTGCGATTTTTGTAAGTGATTTTGTTCTTGGTATTGCTCCATTGTGCCAAGCCGTTATTGAACCAGATGGAATTTTTAATTCTGTTGCGACTGCGTTAGGAGATATATTTGCGTTAGCGCAAAGATTTGAAAAAACTGTCCAAAACATACAAATTAGACTCCCTCATTTTGTACTTACCGCCAAACATGAAGAAGATGAACATTTGCTATTGCAATTATGAAGTAAATGAGATATAATCATAACATACAAACAAGCAAAGCAAAAGCCAAGCCCCATGTTTCAGCGGCTTACCAATGATTTTCGACAATTTCATTATAGCTTTATGCCTCTTGTTTGTCAATGAGATAATCTCATTATTTTGCATATAGGAGGTGAGATAAATGACATTTTTTCAGGCTCGACAGAAAGCGGGCCTTACTCAGTCCCAGGTGGCAAAGGCTCTTGGCGTTGACCAATCGGCAGTTTGCCTTTGGGAGACTGGTAAAACATCCCCCCGCGCGGCGACACTTTCCAAGATTGCCAAACTTTACGGCTGCACGGTAGACGAGCTTTTGAAGGAGGTGAAACCCAGTGTTCCCAAACCTATTGATTGAGCTTAAAAAGCAGCGTTGTACGCAGCAAGACCTTGCGCAGCATATTGGAATTTCCCGCGCTACCATGCAAAACAAACTGACCGGGCACTCCCAATTTACCCTGCGCGAGATGAAAGCCATTCAAGGGGCGCTCAAAGGCTGCACGCTGGATTACTTGTTCACTGAATGTAGCACGGAGGTGAAACCTTGATGCAGGACAGCAAAACACCCCCGCCGCTCTCTCCGCCATGTTGGCGCTGAATCTGCTGTGCGGGCTGTATTTTAAGGAGGCATCCAGCCATGAAGAAATTTGAACTGACCGCCGAATTTGTAACGAACGTTTTCGGGAAGAAGCTGTTCCGTATTAAGGCTCTCGTCGCTTTTGGCGACGTTGAGAAGGGAGAACTCGGCGGATTTATTGAGAAGGAAGATAACCTTTCCCACGACGACAATGCGTGGGTCTGCGGCGATGCGCAGGTCTGCGGCGATGCGCGGGTCTGCGGCAATGCGCAGGTCTGCGGCGATGCGCGGGTCTGCGGCGATGCGCGGGTCTGCGGCGATGCGCGGGTCTTCGGCAATGCGCAGGTCTCCGGCGATGCGCGGGTCTGCGGCAATGCGCAGGTCTTCGACAATGCGTGGGTCTGCGGCGATGCGCAGGTCTGCGGCGATGCGTGGGTCTGCGGCGATGCGCAGGTCTGCGGCGATGCGTGGGTCTGCGGCAATGCGTGGGTCTGCGGCGATGCGCAGGTCTCCGGCAATGCGCGGGTCTTCGGCAATGCGCAGGTCTCCGGCAATGCGCAGGTCTTCGGCAATGCGCGGGTCTGCGGCGATGCGCAGGTCTGCGGCGATGCGCAGGTCTGCGGCGATGCGTGGGTCTGCGGCAATGCGTGGGTCTCCGGCAACGCGGACTACGCTGTCGTTGCAGGATTTGGCCGCTACTTCCGCACGACCACATTTTTCCGCTGCAAGGATAAAATTCTCCGCGTACAGTGTGGTTGCTTTTATGGTGATTTGGCGCAGTTCCGTAAGATCGTCAAGAAAACCCACGGCGATAGCAAATACGCCAAAGAATATCTCGCAATTGCCGACTTGATGGAGCTGCATTTTTCTGATGAGTGTGGAGGTGAACAATGAACAACATACAAATTTTCAAGTACGAAAACAACGATGTGCGCACGGTGGAGATGAACGGCGAGCCGTGGTTTGTAGGCAATGATGTAGCTGCTGCACTTGGTTATGGAAAGGGAAAATCTCTTGCTAACGCTGTAACAAATCATGTTGATTCTGAAGATAAAGGGGTCACTGAATTGATGACCCCTGGCGGTAAACAAAACGTAACAATTATCAACGAGTCCGGCTTGTACAGCCTGATTCTGTCCAGCAAACTTCCCACCGCAAAACAGTTCAAACGCTGGGTCACGAGTGAAGTTTTACCCAGCATCCGCAAGAACGGTGGTTACATTGCCGGACAGGAACAGATGACTCCGGAAGAATTGATGGCGAAGGCCCTGCTGGTTGCCAACAAAACTTTGGCTGAACGCGATGCCAGAATTTCAGAACTGACGGTTCAGAACACCATTATGTCCCCGAAATCGGAATATTTTGACGAACTGGTTGACCGGAATACACTCACCAATTTCCGCGAGACCGCAAAAGAGCTTGGAATCAGCGAAAAGGCTTTTATCCGCTTCCTGATTGACAAGAAGTACATTTTCCGCAACCAGCGCGGCAAGCTCATGCCGTATGCAGACCGCAGTGATGGCTTGTTTGAAGTCAAGGAATATTACAACGAAAAGACCAACTGGAGCGGCATCCAAACCCTAGTAACCCCTAAAGGCCGCGAAACCTTCCGGCTGCTGTGTTTGAAAGCTTTGTGAAAGGAGAGAAACATATGAACAACAAAAGCGTAACCAGTTTTGGGAATACCACTGTTACCCAGACGGCACATGAGATTGACCTGAAAGTCGGCCCCGGCATCAAGATTCCGCCGGAGGTCACATTCAAGGACGTGAAGAATGAAACTGTCCTTGGTGACCCGAACAACATGCACATCACAACCGGCCACTTCAATTTGTCCGATTTGAAGAAAAGGAGCGAAACGCATGAGTAAGGAAGATGTAGCGTTGCCCTTATCCGTTCTGGCCCTTGCAATCAGCATTATGGGGGCCGTGAGGTTTTGAAAGGAGGGGAGCATATGCCCCGTGAAAAGCCCCATTACCAAGAAACCCTTGTTGGCATCCGCGCCCGCGCTGCTGAACTTTACCCCGGCCAACTGTTGTTTGGCCCCACAAAGGTTGCTAAGATTCTTGGCAAATCTCGTGGCTGGGTATGGCAGCATTACGGTAGCTTCCGTGATTTAACCGTTGAACAAATTGCAAGCCTTATCTGCTGATTTCCGACATACAAGCGTTGGATAGGCGGAAACAACAAGAAAGGACACTAACATGACTGCAAACAAAAAGAGCCGCCCAGTGTACGGCAATGCACTGAACGGCAAAAAACGTGAAATTTTCCGGTTTCACAAGTCCATTTTAGCCCATATTGTTCCGGTTTGCAAGTGCTTTGCAAACTTTACCCTGCTGGGTTGTGCAATCGGCACCATTTGCGCCGCTGCTGGCCTTGCAGAGGGCGGCGGGGTCGCATCTTTGGCCGGGCTTATTGCCTGCCTGCTGGGCGGATGGGCCGCTATTACGTTGCGGGAGGTGCTTGCGTGAACCCTTTTGAGATTGAGATGGCATTTGAATACAATGACCCGCAAAAATACCAGGTGTTTTTTGAAACTGTCCAAATCGCAATTCTGGATACGAACAACAGCGAACGATGGAAATACGACCAAATTTTCGCAGCCTACTGCGCTGCAATGAGAGGCATGGCAAAACGGCTGGATGAATTGGAGAAAGCAAACAATGATCGAGCTTGATTTTCCCGGCTGCGGCGCGGCTGACGAATACGGCCACCCCATTATGTGCGAGGATTGCATTTGGGGCGAAACGTGCATTGATAGCACGGTAAGGGAGGATAACGATGGAACTGAAGAACTATAGCATTGAAGCCACAGGAAGCCTTTACTGCTCGGAAAGCTTTGCAACCATCTGTGTCGATGGGCAATCCTATGGCATTGAGAAACTAATCTACGAGATGATGAAAAGCCTGAAAAAGGAAGAAAATCTCGGCATTGAAACGTGCGGAACACTGAATATCACGTTCACCAGAGAGCTGGAAAAGCTGACTGTGAACGGGACTGTGAAAAAGGAGGAAAAGGCATGAGCACCCCCAATCTGAAAGGAGAAGCCGTCTGATGTTTAATGAGAAGAAAACGGAGTATTCTACTAAATCTCGGCAGGAGATTCCCGTTACACAGACCCCCAAATATATTGCAAGCCGTGATAAAGCGTTAAAGGCGATTGCAGACCGCCCATACCTTAAAGAATCTGATTTTTGGATTCTCATGAACGAAACCAAATCCGGGAAGATGGCGTACACAGGCCTGATTATCAACCACAATGCTTGTCTTAAAATCAACGACAATATGCCGGAGAAGGACAAATTCAACCCTGAGTGCGTGTCTGTTGACAAATCCGGCTACGGCAATTCGCTTGTGTACACCTACATAAATAAAGCACAAGGCATTTATGAGGTTGGTGAAGCGTCATCAACGAATTGCAAGAATGCTTATCCTTACGCGATGGCTTATAAGCGGCTGTTTGATCGCACTGTCCTTAAAATCTGCAAGCTGGCATTTGATGGCATTTACTCTGACAGTGAAGCGGATGAATTTAAGGAACGGTACGAAGAAGAACCGCAGCAAGTTACAGCTACACCGGAAGTCACTCTGCAAGCCGTGAAGGACTTGGCTTTGACCGCGCTGAAAGGTTACGCCCAGCGCACAGGCAAAGACAACAAGGCCGTCAACGAGGACGCACGAACCTTTATCGGAAAGGCGTACAAGGACTTTACCGTTGATGATTGGCGCAGCGTTGCAAAGGAGTTTGAACATCGGAAATGAAGCAGAAAATTGCCATAAAGACAGCCGTTGTTATCGGCAACACAATTACGCTGGAATGTTCTCCATCCGACTGCGATAAAGCCCGCGCCGTTATTGATGAGGGCAAGCCCCTTACTGCTGTTATCGGAACGGAAGCACAAAAGCGCAGCCTGTCCGCAAACGCCCATGCGTGGGCGTTGATGAATCAGCTCGCCGCCAAGATCAACCGCCCTGTGCTGGACATTTACCGCGATTTGATACGAGACATTGGCGGCAGCTCTGCTATTATCACCATTTCAGCCCCCGCCGCCAAGTCGTTTAAGGTGGCCTGGGAAGCAAAGGGCGACGGCTGGCAGGTGCATAAGCTGGACGAAATGGCAACCCCGCAGGGTGCGTTCTACACCCTGCAATGCTGGTACGGTTCCAGCGTGTTTGATACATCCCAAATGCACCGCCTGATTGAGCTGATTGTGCAGGAATGCCAGCAGCAGGGCATTCCCACAATGACGCCTTAGGAAATCTCCAAGCTGAAAGGATTGACCGGAGAATGAAAAACGAATTTGGCGTTGCGCTTGATTCCAACGGCTATGCGCCATCCATCATGCCAAACAAGAAAGACATGTTCGGCCACCCACAGTGTTATTACTGCCTTAACGGCCACGCTTTGGTACGGCATGAAGTGCTCTACGGCCAGAACCGGACAAAAAGCAAATCACTTGGCCTGTGGATTTTGGTTTGCCCGGATTGCCACAGATGGATTCACGGCGAAAAGCAGTGCTGGCCCGAGATGGAAGGGCTGGATGCTGGGATGCGGCTTGAACTCAAGATGACCGCACAGCGCATGGCAATGATTGATTACAGCTGGACAAAGGAAGAGTTTGCCCGGCGGTTTGGAAAGAATTATTTGGAGGATTAAAGACATGTTGAATGTAGTTGCACTTATGGGAAGACTGGTTGCTGACCCTCAGCTGCGCCAGACTACAACAGGTAAAAATGTTGCATCGTTCCGCGTTGCGGTAGACCGGGGACGCAAGGATGCCAACGGCCAGAATCAGGCAGATTTTTTTGACATCGTTGCCTGGGACAAGAGCGCAGAATTTATCTGCCGCTATTTCCAGAAAGGTTCTATGATTGCCGTTGAGGGACGTTTGCAGAGCCGGAATTATCAAGACAAGAACGGCAGCAACCGCACGGCCATAGAGGTGGTTACTAGCAACGTTTCGTTTGCAGGCAATAAAGAACCCGCCCAAAGTCAGAACGTGGCTAATAGGGCCGTTTCTGCGCCTGTGGTGGCAAACAATGAGTACGAGCCGATTGAAGATGACGGTGATCTCCCGTTTTGAGCTGTGAAACCCTAATATCTCAGGAGAATAAAAAATGAGCAATGAGGGTTATATCAAAATTTATCGCCAAATACGTGATTGGAAATGGTACTCTGACGGCCCTACAAAAGATGTTTTCTTGCATTTGCTTGTAACGGCAAGTTTTGAAGATAAATTTTATCGAGGAATCGCGGTAAAACGCGGACAGTCTGTTTTGACTGTCGAAGAAATTAGAGAAGAGACGGGCCTCACAGTACGTCAAATTAGAACTGCGATAAACAGGCTAATTTCGACAAACGAAGTGACAAAGCAAGCCACATATAAATTTACCGTGTACACGATAAATAACTATGAGCATTACCAGAGCGGCGGCAATCTTAGTGACAAACCAACGACAAACCAACGACAAACCAACGACAAACCTTTAGATACTAAGAATGTAAAGAATACCCCCTATACCCCCCAAGGGGTTGACGCGATTTCTCCTCGATTTGACACCTTCTGGTCAGCCTATCCCAGGAAGACAGGCAAGGCAGATGCACGCAAGAAATTTGAGAAGCTTGTTACTGACGAATCTACCTTGTCCGCAATCCTGAAAAGCCTTGAGTATCTCAAGACCACAGAACAGTGGCAGAAAGATAGCGGCAAGTATATCCCGTATCCTGCTACCTGGCTGAATCAAAAACGCTGGGAAGACGAAACGGCACAGCCACCTGCTGAACCCCGCAAGTCTGAAGACCTGATTCCCATCTATGACCGGGAATATACACGTGAGGAACTGATTAACGGAGTTGTTCCAAAGCTCATTGGGTGGAAGGAGGCAGGCAAATGAATACAGCTGTTGCGGAAAAAGCTGTTATTGGCATCATGCTGATAGAGCCTGACCGGCAAAGCGAAGCGTTCAAAAGCCTTACAGCGCAGATGTTCAGCATCAAAGACCTGGGTGATATCTTCCTGCTTTGCAAGGAACTTGATCGCAGAGGGGAACGGGCGGATGCAGTATCGATAATATCACGCTGCAAAGAAAACATCAAGGCGATTGCTTACGAATGCGCCCAGACAGTTCCATCGGTGAGCGGATTTAACACCTACATCAACTGTGTCCTGGATGGATACCGGAAGCGGCTGATGATTGCCAAGATGGGCGAACTTGTGGCATCGGATGCAGACGCGGATGAAATGTTCGGCGCGGTTGCCGCCATGATGGAAAAGCAGCAGCACATCATGGAGCACCAGCGCCAGCGCAGCGCAAAGGACTTTGCCGATGGTATTGAGGACTTTTTGCAATGGCTGAAAAAACCGAATGACAACATCCAAACGGGTTTTGGAACGCTGGATAAACTGACCGGCGGACTTGTACGAAGCGGCGTAACAGTAATTGCTGCCCGGCCCGGCAAAGGCAAATCTACACTGGCCCTGCAAATGGCGGCGCAGATATCGCAAACCTGCCTGACGCTGTACCAGTCAATGGAAATGAGCCGGGAACAGCTTTACACAGCAATCTTTTCCCGATGGGAACAGATCGACAGCATCCGCATCACAAATCATGCGCTGACCGAAGAGGAAGAAAGCAAGATTGCAGAGGATGCAGAAATCCTGAAAAGACGGTACAAGCTGATTCTGGATGATTCCAGCCTGACCAGCCTTGCAGACGTTGAACTGACCATCAAGGAGCGAAAACCGGAAGTGGTTGTCATTGACCATCTGGGACTTGTGGCACCACCGAACGCCAAAGAAAAGCGCAATGACGAATTAGCGGCCCTTACACGGGGATTAAAGCAGCTGGCAATGAAATATCATATCTGCATCATTGAGCTTGTACAGGCCGCGAGAGCCGCAGACACGGGACTTATCAAGATGTCCGACATGTTCGGCTCCGCCACCATTGAACACGATGCAGACATGATTCTTGCCATTAACCCGGAACACTACACCAAATTGCGAGAACAGCGGGAAGAAGACCCGCCAAGCGAAAGCGATACCGTGATTGAGATCGTCAAGAACAGGCACGGTGCTTGCGGACAGCTTGATTTTGCGTGGGTGAAGCCGTTCCATCTATTTTGTGAGGTGACAAACATTGACTAACCGTGAATTGTACATGCAGCTTGCACAGACTTGCACAGAAAAAACGATTGAACTTGACCGGGAAATGGAAAAATACGGCGAGAAGTTGATGAAGTGCGCTTATGACGCAGCACAATGGAAGCTGAAAGCAGCGGAATTCCGGGCAAAGGCACGGGAGGAAGGCATGTGATCTACAAGTACACCATCCCGCTGCCGCCGGTCACGAAAAAGAACTCACAACGCATTTTGGTGAATCGAAAAACGGGAATGCCGTTCATAGCCCCTAGCAGCGCCTATAAGCACTACGAAGAGCAAGCCATAAACTTTCTTGCCCCAAAGCCGAAAACCCCGCTGGCGGGGCGCTGTCGCGTTGTGACAGTGTTCTACATGAAAACCAGAAGAAAATGTGACGTATCGAACTGCTTGGAAGCTGCCCATGACCTGCTTGTGAAAGGCAGAATCCTTGCGGATGATAATTACACGATTATCGAATCGGTTGACGGAAGCCGGGTGAAGTACGACAAAGACAATCCGCGAACTGAAATAACGATTGAGGAATTGGAGGAATAATAAATGCCGGAAACGAAAAAGAAGGTTGTTCCACTATCTGAAAGAGAAACGATTAGTACATACAACGATGCAGAGAAAACCGCCAACGTGTACACGATGAACCGGAAACTATCACGTAAACTTTTGGCTATGGCGCAGGAATACCCAAGTTTGGTGAAATTCGTGCGCAAATACCCGGATAGCGCAGTCGAATACGAGCTGCCCAAGAAAAGTATCACCGTGAGCAAACCGCGCGTAAAACGCGTTATAAACGTGCCTGAAACACCCAACTATGGGAAAGAGGAATTAGAAAAGCAATCATTTGTAAACTGTATGGAAGCATGGAAAGGTGGAAACATGGAAAGTGAGTGAAATGACATACAAAGTTCTTGTTGCCTGTGAAGAATCCCAGACCGTCTGCAAGGCATTCCGTGCCAGAGGATTTGAAGCATACAGCTGCGATATTCAGGAACCGTCCGGCGGGCACCCGGAATGGCACATATTGGGCGATGCCCTGAAAGCTATTGAGGGGGGGCAAGTCGTAACAATGGACGGCAAAACGCACGATATTGGAAAATGGGATTTGCTGATTGCGCACCCGCCTTGCACATATCTTAGCAATGTTGCAACGCGTAGTTTTTGTTTGCGGTGCACAGCACCAGAAAAGGTGGTTGCACGGTGGGTTGAGAGGGCAAAAGGCGCGGTATTTTTTATGCGATTTTTCGCAGCAAACGCAGAGCGAATAGCGATCGAAAATCCCATAGGATTTATGAACACGGCATATCGAAAGCCAGATCAGACGATTCACCCGTATATGTTCGCGAATTCCACAGATGATACGGAAAATTACGTCACAAAAGCAACATGCCTTTGGCTTGTTAATCTTCCGCCGCTGTGCGGTACAGGGCTTCCCAAGCCTGACAACGCAGTATTGTTTGGCAGAATGCCGAGCGGAAAGGCGCGGACGTGGGAAGATACTATCAGCCGTTTGGGAAAAGTCAGAAGCAAAACTTTTCCTGGCATCGCTCAAGCAATGGCCGAACAATGGGGAAATTACATCAGGAACGGAGAATAAAAAATGACCGGAACACTATCCGCCCCATGCGAGCACTGCCCGGAACGCCACACGCTATGTCACAGCACTTGTGGAAAGTATTTGGCATACCGCACCAAGATGGATGACATCAGCAAGCAGCGCATGCAGGCGCAGGCGTTGAACGAAGCGGATGTGCTCAGGGGAGACAAAATCCGGCGGGATGTGAGGAATCACGGCCTGCCGGGCCACAGGAGGAGATAATATGAAAGCCAAAATACAGCTCCCGGCCTGCTACAAGAAAGAAGCGGAAGCTTATATTGCAAAGCTTGAGGCTGAATCAATCGCAAGGGTGCATGAGGAAGTGATGAAAGAACGGCAGGATATTGCCTTGAGGTCACTGTATTTATGCCTACTGGCCTGCTATCAGGTGGGGCTGAAGCCATCCACGCTAGTCAAAATCCAGAATGCCATGAGCGGCCCTGTCACGGAAAAGTATTCCAGCTACCGTGTTGACCAGCTGGCAGACACATGGGCGCAGGTTACGCTGCAAAACATCGGGGTTGATGTGGCTGAAACGGGGGAGCAATTATGAGCTTTGAAACGCCTGAAAATATGGATAAATTTAGTAAGGAGTGAGACTATGGACGCAGTTGAATATGTAAAAACCGTATGCAGATTGTGCAAAAGCGAAGGACATTGTTCTGAATGTCCATTGCGAAACAAAGAAGATGGCAGCTGTATCGTAAATAGAAGCGAACATGCGGAAAAAGCTGTGCAGATTGTCGAGCAATGGGCGAAAGACCACTCCATCAAGACTCGCCAGAGCGAGCTTTTGAAGATGTTTCCGGATGCGGGAACGGGTGAAAGCGGGATTCTTATTTTTTGCCCACGTCAGTTTGACCCCAAAAATGTAAATAGCGTATATTGCCATAGACATGCGTGTTTTGAGTGTCGCAAACATTACTGGCTCACGGAGGTAACGAACAATGACTAACATCACAACCCTGCGCCCCGGCGAGCACTTCATGTTCAAAAATTTCGAATGGGTCTGCCTTGACTCGAATCACCCTGACGGCGGCGTGTTGGCAATTATGGCAAAACCGTGGGCAAAAGATGTAAAGTTCTGCCCAAATGATAATTTTGCCGATGAGAAAGGCAACTGGAATAACTACCGCACCAGCAATGTGCGTGGGATTCTATCTGATATGGCGAACGCTGTTTTTGAGAAAAAAAGTCTGCTGTCACATACCGTAGACCTTGTAGCTGACAACGGCGACCGCGCCTATGGTGCTGTGGAAGATCTCGTTTTTATCCCGACCTGTGACGAGTACCGCAAGTACCGTGACTACATTCCGCACTACGACAGCTGGATTTGGACTGCCACACCGTGGTATTGCGGTGATGATAAGGATTCCGACACGGGAGAAGCGGGCATCGGTCGCCTTATGGACGCGGATGGTACGTTGTGCAACAGCGGTACGTGCGAAAGTTATGCTGTCGCCCCGGCTTGTGTTCTCAATCCTAAATTTCTCAATCTGCGCCAGAGCATGGCGTTTGTAGAGGAGGTATCAGAATGAATACAACAATAGGCTGCCCGATTCCCGGCGCAAGTCAGCCGAAAGAACAGCCCAAAACGATAGTAGAAAGAATCGGTGAGCCTGCATTTCTTGAACGGCTTGCAGAAGAGTGTTCAGGACTTGCGCAAGCAGCGTTGAAAACCGCGCGGAAGTATCGCGGTGAAAACCCAACGCCTAAAACCATTGACGAATGCTATGATGCTTTGCAGGAAGAAATTGCAGACGTGATGCTTTGCGTGAGCGAGTATCTTGATTGTAAAGTGCCTGATTATCTTAATTGCGTCATGCGGATGCAACTCAAAAAGCATGAGCGCTGGGAACGGAGATTAAAGGAGGTAGGAAAATGAGCAAAGAACATGTGCGTCTGATTGATGCAAATGCACTTAAAAAGCGTGCTATAAAGGTAATGTTTCGTGATTGTCCAGAAAGTGGCGAGTTTTACGCAGTTGGAACTGATGACATTGATATTATGCCCACCATCGACCCGGAATCCCTGCGGCCTACGGCAAAATGGGAAAACGAAGACGATTACTACGGCGATTCTATTATCTGATGCTGTTCTGTTTGCAAGGATAGATTTGTTCTAAATGACGGTACGCCGGAAGAAAATAATTACAAGTATTGCCCAAGCTGTGGCGCAAGGATGGTGAACGAAGATGAATGACCCGGTAAAAATCATTGATAAAGCATGTATGAGTTACATAATCGACCACCAAGAGGAGAAAAAAGGATTGTATCTATCTTTGGAAAATTGTGAAGGTGGCGCTGTCGTGGTAGCTTGCGACAATAGCACGGGCTTTGCATATATTGAAGAATTTGACAGCGTGAAAGATGCTATCAAGTGGTTGCGGAGGGAAGAATGAACCATACGTTTTTTGACTCAGTAAACAGCAAATGCATTTCTTTTGACAGCATGCCGAAGATTTCCGACTTTGGTGATGAGAATGACTTGATTCGGCGCGGTGATGCGTTGAAAGCCATTAGAAAAGCATGTATCAGTGCGCATTTACCGTTCGATTCCACCACGCCTGAAGGACAGCGAGTAATGGAAGCTCTATATGCGGTATGGAAAGTGCAAAAAGAGGGAAAGACGCATGACAGTATTTGACGCAAACTGCATCTACACAATCAAATGCCTTGCTCTGATCTTCGTTGCAGCGCCGGGCGCGATGCTTATCGGCGCATTGCTGATCTACCTGTTTGCACTGTGCTGCAAAAAGATTTCAGGGCTTTGGAAGGAGCAAAAATGAACATTTTACTTTCGATTATTGGCACCGCGATTGTCACAATTTTGATTGCGGGAGCCTATTCCATCGGCGTATCTGTCGGCAGAGCTGCAGTTACGGAAGATAACCAAGAGCCGGTAATTTACATGGAGCACACGCACGGGGGCGAGTAAATGGTTAAGATTTGCACTGAATGTAAAAAGGAATTTGAGGGAAGCGCAAAAGCCCGACTTTGCCCGGAATGCAAGAAAAAGCATCATGAAGCTGCTGTTGCACTGCAAAACGCAAGACGCAATGAGCAATCGCTTGTCAAATGTGAATGGTGCGGGCGGGTTTTTGCCAGAAAGAAGAACGAAAAGAAGTGTGAAGCATGCCGAAAAGAAGGAAGATATGGCAGCCCACAGATGGTGGCACACAGCAAAAGGAAACCGCCTAAAGTGAGTATTAACAACGTTCTTAAGATTGCCGATAAAGACGGCACGACTTACGGAAAAGCGGTTCTGGCACACAAAATTTAAGGAGGAACATATGAAAAGTATTGGCAACGCGCTTGCACTGACTGCGACTTTGGCATTCATCGCCTATATGGTGCGTTCTACTGGCAGCGGAGTTTGGGCATGGATGATTTTACCGTGCTTCTTGTTCGCTGCACTTGGGATTGCTGATTAAGGAGGGAACAAATGAAAAATAACTGCTGCAAAAGCTGCAATACTGTGCACAAACAGGTTGCTGTTGTGCTGGATGACGGCGCATACATGCCAGAATACGCACATTTTGGCTGGGATGCAGGTGCAGACCTGAAAAGCCCTGTTGATGTGATGATTCCGGCGAACGGAAGCGCTGTAATTGATACCGGCGTGCACATTGACATTCCGCAGGGCTATGTGGGGTTCCTGAAAAGCAAATCCGGCCTGAATGTTAAGCATGATCTGACAAGCGAAGGTGTGATCGATGCAGGATATACCGGGAGCATCTGCGTAAAGCTCTATAATCACGGAAAAACGGATTATAAAGTCAATTCTGGGGATAAAATTTCCCAAATCGTGTTTATAAAGGTAGAAACTTTCGTCTTTTACCCGTGCAGCAAGATGCCGGAGCGGGAACGCGGCAACGCAGGATTTGGTAGCACCGGAAAATAAAAAACTTGCATATTAGCGCATAATATGCTATAATATCAATAAGAAATAGCGTGCCAAGTGCTTAATTGCCAAGTGCCAGTTGAACTTGAAAGTTCGGCTGGCACTTTTGCTATATGGGGGACACATGAAACTATACTGCGCAGACTGCATGGACATCTTGAAGGGGATACCAGAAGGCAGTATAGACATGATTTTATGCGACCTGCCCTATGGTACAACGCGGAACAAATGGGATGTTATCATCCCGCTAGAGCCGCTATGGGCGCAATACAGGCGCATAATCAAAAGCAATGGCGTTATAGCACTGCACAGCGATATGCCATTTACAGCGGCCCTTGTAAGCGCTGGGAAAGACTTGTACCGGTATGAGCTGATATGGGTAAAGGAAAACGGCAGCGACTTTCTGAACGCAAACCGCAAGCCCCTGAAAGCGCATGAAAGCATCCAGATATTCTATAAGCACCAGCCGACCTATAACAAGCAATATGTGGACGGAAAGCCCTATAAGAGGGGGGGGGCAAGGCGAAAGGCTTCCCAAAAACTGGGGAAAGTTTCGTGACGACATCTTAACAGACTGTAGTGACGGCAAGCGGAACCCCACAACAATTCTGAAATTCCCAAGGGAAAAGGGATTGCACCCCACCCAAAAGCCTGTAAAGCTGGAAGAATGGCTGATTAAGACGTACACAAACTCAGGCGAGACGGTATTAGACAACTGCATGGGCAGCGGAACAACCGGAGTAGCCTGTGTCAACACAAATAGAGACTTCATCGGGATAGAGAAGAACCCCGACTATTACAAAACGGCCATAAGCCGGATAAAGGAGGCACAGGACAATGGGAAGCAGGGCAACCAAAAGAAACAGCCCGATCATGATTGATAATGACCCTGATAATGTGCCAGAAGGGAATCAAAGGCGCATTGAATTTCTGCTTGTGATATCCCAGCTTCCCAAAATAAGCACAAACGACCTGCCAGCCCTCAGAAAACGCTTTTATGACTATCTTGATCTATGTGTCCAGTATAACATGAAAGTGGGCAACATGGCGGCGTATGCGGCTATGGGAGTAGATAGAGACACTGTAAACGGCTGGGAAAGTGGAAAAAGGCGCAGCTCGCAAAAGGAATACCAGGAATTTGCGCGAGAAATAAAGCGTGTATGCGGGATGTACCGGGAAATGCTGATGCAGGACGGTGCAATCAACCCGGTAACAGGGCTATTCTGGCAGAAAAACTACGATGGACTGCAAGACCAGCAAGAAATCATTACCGCAACAAAAGACCCGTTAGGTGAAAATATGTCCCGCAAGGAAATAGAAGACAGATTCAGTGCCGACTTTGTAGAGATAGACGACTTTAAGGAAGTCAAAGAGCCGGAGCAACTGATAGAACCGGTTCAAACAAAGCCACGCAGGGAAAAGAAACGAGCAAAAGAAACTGAATAAACGAAAACAGAGCATCTAGCAGCATATAAACAAACTGCCGGGTGCTCTTTTATTATGCCTATAACCACGCAAAGAAACGCGCTATCCGCTTAAATGCCATAGTAAAGCCTAAAACCAGCGCGGAAATGCCTGTTAAAGGCAGCAGCAAACCCAAAAAAAGCGGGAAAGTAGAGGGGAATAAAGCCCGAAAGAGGAAATGAAAGCCCAAAAGAGGAAAATAAAGCAGGGAATAACGTGAGCAAATTGCCGTCATCATCAAAAAAAGACCCATCAACACGAATAATTACCCCTGCTCCAAAACCATCTCTTGAAACAAATATCCATGTGAAATGGTCAAAAACACGGGGCATATACCTGAATCATGAAACAAAAGTGCATAATAGAAACCCGATTCGACTTTGCCGGAGTTTTTTTCGCGCAAAATCATTCGACTTTCAGGCATGGGATGCCACTTCGACTTTGGTTCGACTTTCAAACCCGTTCGACTTTGGCAGCGGGGTGTAAAACGGCACACCCTGACCGCAGCACCTTCCGGCCCGATGGATGCTCCCAGTGACGGCCCCAGCTGGGCAAAATGTGCCTTTTGGGTGCATATTTCGCTAAATAATGATTTAGCGAACATCAAATTGACGTTGCAACGTGTATTAGATTTTTGAAGCAGCCAAAAAGCACAAAAGTGCATAAAAAAAGCGCCGCCGGGGATGCCGGAAGCGCTAAAATCCATTCGACTTTCAAAGCCAATTCGACTTTCGTTCGACTTTGCCCGCCGGGTTCCAGATGGGGCATGCAAGCCCGGCGGGTGATCTGGCGGGGTGTTACTTGCTTGCATCGCGCTCCCGCCGCTCTTGACAGGCCTGCAAGATATAGGCTTGGAGACTCTGCCCGGCGGCGGCTGCATCCGCGCGGATTTGTGCACCCTCCGGCTTATCGGGACGTATCATTATATTATCACGCGCCTTATTATATTTAACGCTGGCCCGCGTGTGGGCCTCTGTGACTGCCATGCGATCACCTCCGTACTCTCATTATACCATAATATGATATAACCGTAAACGTACAAATACAACCGCAAAAACACCGTTAACGTTGTGCAAAATGTCAATAGACAATAACCGTTAACGGTGATATGATATAGACAACAAAAGAAAACAGCCCACAGGGCAGGAGGAAAAGGCAATGGCTAAAATCAAAATGACGCGCAAGGCAATTACTCAAAACTTTGGCAATATTCGGTGTGCGGGGTTCTGCGATTTGCAGAATCTGCTATCCAACCACGAGCCGGTCGCGTATACCTGCGGAGCTTACGGCTGGAATTTTGACGTTTACAATGTGTATGGCGTGACGCTTTGCACGGGATACCGGCGGATGCCTGGCAAGCGTGCGGAGGGCATAGAGGAGTACGAGGCGGCCGCCGCAAGAATCCGCCGGGACGGCACAAGGACATACGAGGAACGCCAAAAAGAGGTTGAAAAGCTCTTGATGGAGTTTTGCAAGCTCAACGGCGGCAACGATTAAACAACGAGAGGAGAACAAAAAATGGATAGTTATAAATTCAACCATTCTGCACTTGCACGCGGCTATGTGAGAGTAGGCCACGAGGTCAAAGAGCCATACAACGGCAAGTTTGGCCGCGGGTACAAGCTGTACAAAAACAACCCTTGCAGCTCCCGCTATTGCATCGTTGAGTATTACATCCGGAGTATCTAGCAGGCAAGCAATAACAACCCGCAAGGCCGACGCATAACGCGCCGCCGGTGCAAGCCCGGCCACCCTGCAAGGGGTGGGTGCTCATGGGTAACAAACACGATCACAAGCCCGGCACAAATTTACAACGCGCACCCATCGCCAACAATGGCCGCCAGCCCGCCGGGGCGCTGGCATAAGTCCAACGGGAGCCGGTACACCTCCCCGCAAAACAGATTGTACCCGTCGCTCCACGAGAGAGGGCAGGAAAACAGCAGACGGTTAAGGGGGTTATAACATGATCTATCAAGCCAATAAGCGCCAATTTGGGGCGCTGGAAGGCCTTGCACACTGGTGTGCCGAGTATTACTATACTCTTGAGAGGTTCGGCGCGGATGATGCCGAGATGCCAGCGATCCGCAAGGATATGTCTTTTTGCATGGATCGGTGCGATGCGCTGGGCGTGCCGTACTGGGCGCAAAACGCCGCCCTTGCATGGGCCGAGAATTGGAGGGCCACAAAAGCGGAGTATTTTGATGCTGCGATGGCCCAAAGAGGGATCACCTGCAAGGGAGGTGCAACGGCGTGACATTGTTAGCAGTCCTTATATTGACAATATATTTTGCTTGCAAATATAGCAAGTGAGAGCGGCTCGGCGTTATGCCGGGCTTATTTTTTGCTCATTTTTTGCAGGTACAACCGCCGGCTGCATTGAAACAATAGTGCATACCACCGGAGGGGGATTTCAGCACCGACCGGCGCGCGGGGTTAGTCCCTCCAATCCCGAAAAATCAAAAAAGTCCCTTTCCCCAATTCCCGAATTCAAACCCCCAAAAAATCAAAAAGTCTCTTCAAAAGTTTAAGATCTTCAAAACCTCCAAAGTATACACCCCACATGCCGGCAATTCAAAAAATCAACCCGTCAACCAAATAATAACCGCGTACACATTCTTGGGTATAACTTTGTACAACCTGCCTATTGTATTCATACCCATAAACGTGTACAATAAGGTTAATCTAAAAAGCAAATCAGGAGGGAACAAACATGGAAATCAAACCTATGGGTAATACAGAACAGGAAAAAATGTCCAGCTTGTGGGGTTATTTCATCGCGTGCTGCAAAATTCTTGATGATGTTACAATCGAGTATAAAGAATCCTGTGTATCGGATTACTACCTCAATCACATTAGCGCCATGCAAAGCAAAACAATCCTTTCCGGCATGGAAAAATTTCATACCCTTGCTAATGAACGTGTGGTTAAAATGCCCTCCAAACTCTATCCTCAAGGCAAAGCCGTTCTGGATGTAATGACTGCTATTGTTGCCGCCAGCGGAAAATACCCGATCGCCAAAACCAGAATCGCAGATCTGCATGAATTTGAGCTTCTGGCCCGTGCAACAATCGGCACCTGCTGGAGAGAGGGTAATATGCTCAAGGTTGTCCGCAATCTGGAGGGGGTCTCCCTACAAAAACTGGCGGAAAAAAGCGGTGTCAGCAAAAACACAATTTTCCGCATTGAGAACAACCAGTCTATCCCGCGCATTGATGTTCTGCGTAAGCTTGCTGATGCTCTGAAAGCCCCTCTGGAACTTGTAGCCATCGGCATTGGCAAAACCGAACCGGAAACATCCCCCGAAGAAGAAGTCCCTAACCCCAGTGCCCCTAAATTGCCGAGCGTTTACGATAGCCAGGATCGTAACGCAGACGATGAAATCAAAGCTTTTCAAAAATAAAAAGGTAAACCACAATGCCTCAAAAATTAGAAATTGCACCCAACACTGTTTTTGATCAGTGGACCGTCATTGGCCGTTCTAAGGACCCGGCAAAAGCGAAAAAAGGATATCTTGAATGCCGTTGTTCTTGCGGAACTGTTTCTGATGTTTCCGGGCACTCACTTATTAGCGGGAAAAGTAAATCATGCAAAAAATGTGGACATGCAAGATCAGCGCTTACTAAATTAGAAGCAAACATTAAAAATTCAAAAGAAAAATATGAGGGGAAAACAATCAACGGGTTTTTATAAAAAAGATTGTTGATAAAGAAAAAAGCGGCACTTGTACCAGATGTATTGCAATTTGTCCCAAGTGTGGGCGCGAATTCACAACGCGGTTGTCAAGCATAAAGAATTTACAATTCTGTGGTCATTGCGAACGAGACAAAAAAGAACTATTGGAAATAACCAGAAAAGTCGTAAACGTGGATGGAACCGACTTGTCAAAAATTCGTTCGCGCATAAACGGAACAGTAAATAAAAACTCTAGAACCGGGGTAAACGGTGTTGCGCTTACCAAAAAAGGCACCTACAAAGCATATATTAACTTTAAGCATAAACGCATTCACCTTGGCTTCTTCACCAATCTAAAAGACGCAGCCGCTGCCAGAAAAGAAGCCGAAGAAATTCTTTACAATAAATTTTTAGACGATAACGCCGGTTGGGAACGGCGCCTGGCAGACGCAATGGCCGAATACAAAAAGAACAAAAAATAACCGTCAAGCGTGAAGACCTTCACGCCAAAGTCCTTTCCGTCACTGAGCTATAGAAACGAATCACAATAAAACCGCAAAAATTTCAAAATCAAAAAAGGCCCCTACAAAAAACAAAGAATAGTTTGTGCAACCTGCAAATTGAACCTGATAAGGCGAGATGATATAATAACCGCAGGAGGAATGGACGATGAAAAATTTGATTGGCAGGATATTTTTCTTTATTGGGATTTGCATGATCGGGTTTGGCGTTTTGTCAGCTCCCAAATTCATGGATGTGTTCTATTTGTGTGTAATTCCGGGCATCATCCTAGTGGTTCTGTGCTACAAGCCCGCAAAGCGATATGGACAGTGGATGAAAGAGGTTGAAATTGCTGGCAAGGAACATAGAAGAAAAGCTGCAAATGCTGTCAGGGCGCAGATTATTGGAACTGGGGATAAGCCCAGTACAATTTCGACCTGGGGGCGCGGCGTGGCCGGTACGGCGATTGGCGGCGTGTGGGGCGGTGTTGCAGGTGCGGCTACCGCTAAACGGAAAGGATACACAAAATTCCTTGTAGAATACGAGGACGGCCACAGAGCAAACGAAACAGTGAAAGACAATTCCTTACGGTATAACCAGTTAATTCAGCTTATCGAGTGGTAAATTGAATACCGTGCCAAGTGCCTTGTGCCAAGTGCCTTTTCTCAATTTTGAGGGAGGGCACTTTTTTATTTTGAAAATTTTTGAAATTGCAAAAAAGAGCACAATGCGAGCCAAGACAGCGGACGAGGCGGTTTATGCGTTCGCTGCGATCCGGGAACTGGAAAAAGAAAACTTTAAGCAGGCGCACAAGCTGAGCGTGGATTTGCATAATAAGCTGGGTACGCTGCCGCGCTGCAATGACCTGATTGAACTGAACCGAAATCTGCTGCTGTTCAATGCGCCGTATAACTTTGATTCATTTTGTCAGTACATTGAACTTGACCGTGACCCAAAAAGTCGGTTTTATATGCCGCGCCGAAAGCAGCTGATTCGGATGGTAAACACCCTGCAAAAACTGGAAGATGGGGAACTGGACATTGCAGGAATCATGATGCCGCCCGGCACCGGGAAAAGTACCACTGCCATTTTTTATCTGACATGGCTTGCCGGACGGAACCCCGACATGCCGATTTTAGGCGGCAGCCACAGCAACGCATTTCTGCGCGGTGTGTACGATGAATGCCTGCGAATTATGGCAAAAGGCGGGGAATATTTGTGGCGGGATGTGTTCCCCGGCGTGTGCATTGCCAGAACGAATGCACAGGACATGATGATAGACATGTACAAGCCAAAGCGCTTTGCCACACTGGAATTTTCTTCTATCGGCAGTGGCAATGCGGGCAAGGTGCGTGCGCAAAAGCTGTTATACTGCGATGACCTTGTAAGCGGCATTGAGGAAGCCATGAGCCGGGAACGCATGGATAAGCTGTGGCAGCTGTATACAACGGATTTGCGGCAGCGCAAAATTGGTGAATGCCGGGAACTGCACATTGCCACACCCTGGAGTTTGCATGACCCGATGGACAGGCTGGAACGTAACAACGAAAACAACCCCAGGGCTGAATTTTTGCACATGCCTGCCCTGAACGAGGAAGAAAAAAGCAATTTTGATTATGCAAACGGGGTAGGGTTCAGCACCAAGTTTTATATTGACATGCGGGAATCAATGGATGATGCCAGCTGGCGCGCATTGTTTATGACAAGCCCGATTGAACGGGAAGGGCAGCTGTACCCAGAAGATCAGCTGCGCAGATACTTTGAGTTGCCGGATAAAGCGCCGGAAGCCATTATTGCAGTATGCGATACCAAAGAAAAAGGTTCTGACTATGCGGTTCTGCCCGTTGCATACAAATACGGGGATGATTTTTACATTGAGGAATGTGTTTGCGATAACGGCGCACCGGACGTGGTGGAAACGCGGCTCTGGATGGTTCTTGTGAAACACAAGGTTCAGCTGGCCCAGTTTGAAAGCAACAGCGCAGGCGGCAAAGTAGCAGAAAAATGCCAGCAGGAAGTAAAGGCGCACGGCGGAATAACCAGGATTGTGACCAGGTACACCACCGCAAACAAAGAAACCAAAATCATTGTAAATTCTCCCTGGGTGATGGAACACTGCCTGTTCAAAGATAATTCCGTTATCAAGAATAACAAGGAATACAGGCGTGTTTTGTCGTTTTTAACAGGGTACACAATGGCAGGGAAAAACAGACATGATGACGTGCCGGACGCATTTGCCATGCTTGCACAATACGCTCAAGGCCTAAATGCGGGAAAAGTTGAAATTGGGACAAGAATTTGGTGAAAAAACAACGTTAATGTGCTTGAAAAATGTGAATTTTATGGTATAATAGTAAATGGAAAGGCTTTATAGTTTAGCTCTTTTCTTATGAACAATTTGTTCATACCTCCTGGGGTACGGAACCAGCGTCCTGCATATGCGCCGCCCTAAATATGGTTCTCCCGCTGGCTGAAATGCCAGCTATTGTGTCGCTATAGTTTAATGGCAAAACTCCTGGCTCATAACCGGGTGCTTGCAGGTTCAACCCCTGCTGGCGGCACCAGAGTGCGCTCTGCGGCGCACAACCGGCACTATGTGGGCCGTTATCAGCCATATAGAGCCTGACAGGGCTTACCTTGTCCGCTGCGCCTGCCAGGATGTCAAGCGCTTGGCAGGCGATATATACCGTATAGCCATATTTAAGGGCGCTGCGTTCCGAAGCAACGGAGCAGCAAAGGTGCAAGACCTATGTGCGGTACCAACAGTCGCGGCAAGCCTCTGTTGCACAAGTTATTAAAAAAAGTGAATCTCATTTTTAATTGATACCGATTTGGACACAGTTAATTAAAATGAGATTTACTTTTGGCCTACAAAAAGTGCAACACGCGCAACTACCGCGCCTTTATGCGGGTGTAGTTCAATGCAGAACTGCGGTCTCCAAAACCGCAAGATGAGGGGTCAAGACCTTCCACCCGTGCCAGATGGCTGGGTCGCGCCCAGTCTGTGTGAGAGTGCGCGGTATACCTCACAAATGATGACAATGGTCGTGCAAACGGCAAGCCGCACATGCTGTTATAGCTCAATGGTAGAGCAGCCGCCTTGTAAGCGGCAGGCTACTGGTTCAAGTCCAGCTGGCAGCTCCAAGGCCGATGATACGGGTAAAAGATTCAGCCCCGAGCTGAAGTTCCCTGTTAGGCAATCCCTGCACACCTCTCTTTGATGTGTCCCATGCAGGGCTTTTGATGATATGTTCCCGACATTTACGCCGGTAAGTTGCGGTTTAGTTTTGAGTTTCGCGCAAGATGGAAAAATTCAACCGTGAAACGTTCAATTTTAACTTGACTGCAATTTGCTTATACGCAGTCATAGCTTAATAACGTTGGAAAAGCAGCGCCTGTTGGTGCCGTTGCGGGTTCGAGACCTGCTGACTGCTATTGTTGGGTCGCTCCCACCGGTGGAAGCCCGGCGCAGGCAAAACGCGATAGATAACCTGAACGCTGTAAGCAAAGCGGCAAGCCGATCAGGAGCGCGGCGCGATGGCAGGTCGCAACGGGACTTCGAGAGCCTGGGAACATCTGCCCGGCATCTGCTTGTGCGGACTCTGTTACTGAAGTAGTTACGCATTGCCGAAAGCTTACTTATCAAAGCAGAAACCGTAAACCGACAGACGGGATATAAAACGGGCCGGACGCCGCGGAGTGACTTCCTGCGCGGGATATAAATAGAGGAAATCAAAAACAGGCGTACTATCACGCGCATAGCATTGGATGCCACCTGTTACGTTGCAAAGCCTGCTACTTTGCAACGGGTGAGCCCGGCATAGCATAAACCGGGAGGGCGGGAACGGGGTTATTTTTGAAAGAAGGGATAAATTGCGAGTAAGTGTTTACTGCCCGTGCTGCGGTGCGGCAGGAATCAAGCGGAAGCTGATGGAAGTTGATACAGCAGCAAAGGGAACGATTTATCCCTATTGCAAGGCGTGCAAACGGAACATTGAAATTCATTTGCCGCTGAAAAAATAAAAGTGCCAAGTGCCTTGTGCCAAGTGCCAGCTGAACCTTAATTGGTTTGGCTGGCACTTTTTGTTTTTGTGCAAAGGAGAACAGCTTGGAAAGATATCTTGTTGACATCCTGCCGGATGAGGGTTTGCACGGCAGACGGGTCATTACCACAAGCGAGCAGAAAATTACAGCGGATAACGTTGTAAAGGTGCTGAGTACTGCCCTTGCCACCCACGACAGGAACCGGGGAGAAATCCAGTATTTGTGGGATGTTTACCGGGGCAAGCAGGATATCCGCAAAAAAGAAAAAATTGTCCGTGAGGAAATCAACAACAAAATCACGGTGAACATCGCAAATGAGATTGTGACGTTCAAAACAGCATTTCTGCTTTCCGGCCCTGTGCAGTATATCGGTGCAAAAGGCAGCAAGACGGACAACAACAAACTGGTTAATTTGAACCGCTGGATGTCAGATGAGGACAAACAGAGCAAGGACAAAGAAATCGTTGACTGGATGCACATTGCGGGGCTTGGCGTGCGAATGGTTCTGTCTGACCCCGGCACGGAACAGGCGGGAAGCCCTGCCTGCATTTATACCCTTGACCCGCGTGAAGCGTTTGTCATCTACTACAGCGGCTATACCAAAAAGCCAATGGCAGGTGTGCTGACACAGTACGATGAAAACGATGCCAAGTATTACGGTGTTTACACTGACAGCGAATATTTTGAAATCAAAAGCAGGAAAATCACCCGGCAGTCTGGGCATTTGTACGGCAGTGTGCCGATTGTGGAATACCCCAACAACAGTGCCAGAATGGGCGCGTTTGAAGTAGTGTTGCCGCTTCTGAATGGTATTAACACGCTGGAAAGCAACCGCGTGGATAACGTGCAGGATTTTGTAAATGCGTATGACGTATTCCAGAACGTTGATTTGGAAGACGGCCAGTACAGCCAGCTTGCCAGCGGCGGTAAGTTTATCAAAATCAAAGATTCCCAACAGGGAATGCCTGCAAAGATTTACCGCATTAGTAGCGAGATGAACAGTTCTACCGTACAGACCGCTGTGGATGATTTGCACGATAAGATTTTGACCATTTGCGGAATGCCAAACCGCAACGGCGGTTCTTCCACCAGCGATACCGGGCAGGCAACCATTATGCGCGATGGCTGGAAAGACGCAGAAAGCCGCGCCCAGGACAGTGAAGACATGTTCCGGCGCAGTGAACGGCAGTTCTTGCGTGTGTTCCTGACTATTTGCAACACAACAAATAATCTTGGCCTGAATGTAGGGGATGTGTACGCACAGTTTACCCGCAACAACCTGACTGACATCCAGAGCAAGATGCAGGTATTTATTCAGGGCCTGGGCTGTGAAAAGATCGCGCCGGAAACGGTATACCGCGAACTTGGCCCGTTCCGTGACAATGAAATGGCCTTGCAGGAGGGCATGAAATATTACGAGGAAAAACAGGCAGAGCTTGAAAAAAGCCTGAATGAGGAGCTTGACAATGGACTGGAAACCAACGGACAGCGCAATCAGGCTGCTGAACCGCAGGGCGATACGCAGGTTTGAAAAAGCATCCCGGCAGATAACGCAGTTTGATGAATTGAACGTTATGCCCGCCTGCAAGCAGCTATACCAGGATATTGCCAAAGACAATCAGGAAGTCTTTTTAGAACTGGCAAAAAAATGTTACCAGGATGCCGAAGTTCACGGCAAAGAAAAACCCGACAGGGCATGGCTGCTTGCCTTGCTTGCCGGATACAGCGCCGTTACCGGCTATGTGTACGAACACGAGATTGACCGAAAGCGGGCCTACCTGGAAGAGGGGCTTTTGAGCCGGACAAACCATCAGAACGAATTCCGGCGTGCATTGCGGTATTGGAGCGATATGACGTACCAATACGCCGATGACGTGACCGATTCTGCAAGAATCAAGGCATTTACAGATGCCGGAGTAGAACAGGTGCAGTGGCACACTGCCGGGGATGAAAAAGTGTGCCAGGTTTGCCGGGAACGCAACGGAGAGATCTACCCGATTGATAATATCCCCGATAAACCCCACAGGAGATGCAGGTGTTGGCTGACACCTGTTTGATCGTCAGAGAAGACGCTAAAACGCAAAGGTCAGAGAAGACGCTAAAACGCACAAATACGGGCGAGAGAACGCCGACAAAATAACGCGGAGGCACCAATGAAATTTGACACCAGCACCATTGACGGCTTTGAAAACATGAGCGATGCAGACAAGGTGACGGCGCTGCTTGGCGTTGACCTGCCTGACCCGGTGGATACAAAGAACCTTGTAAAAAAAGAAGATTTTGACAAGGTGATGAGCGAAGCCAGCAGTTACAAAAAGCAGTTGAAAGAAAAAATGACTGCCGAAGAAACCGCTGCTGCAGAAGCCAAAGCCGCACAGGAAAAGTTGCAGAACGATTATAACGCACTGCTGAAAGAAAACACCATTTCTAAAAACGTTGCCAAGTATATTGCGCTTGGCTACGATGAAAAACTTGCAAAAAGTACGGCAGAAGCCCTTTTTGATGGCGACATGGAAACGGTGTTTGCCAATGCTGCAAAGGCCAATCAGTTGCTTGCAGACAAGCTGAAAGCAGACCTTATGCGCAACAGCCCCAGACCCAGCGGCGCTGGTACAAGCACCGAAGAAGAAAGCGAATACATGGCATTTGCCAAGCGCAGCGGCAAGGCAAAAGCACAGGCCAATGAGGCAGCCGCAAAAGTCATGGATTATTACAAGTAAGGAGTGAAAGCATGAAATTCAAGAAAACGGATGTTGCCGGTGCAGTTGAGATTCTGGCCAGCAATGATTTTACCGCAATCCCGTTTACCACAACCACCGCAAAAAAGGCTGGTGAAAAACTGACAGTTGACAGCCGCGTTGGCGTTGTGCTGTATGACGTTGACCCGGATGAAAACCCCAACGGCAGCTTGCTGGTTGCGGGCGTAATTGATGCAGTAAAGGCAAAGGCACACAGCGGTACCGACCTTGCTGCAGAATCTGACCTGCCGGATACCATTATCCTGCGCACCAATACCGGCGTGAACGCATAACGGAGGTGCAAACATGAACATTACTGAACTTTTTACACCTGAAATCATTGCGGAAAACTATACCGAATCTGCTTCCAACGCAATCCCATACCTGGGCAGCGGTTTGTTCCCCCCTGTAAAGCGTGCTGGCCTTGACCTGGCATGGATTAAGGGCCACAAGGGTCTGCCTGTTTCCCTGAAACCCTCTGCTTTTGATGCAAAGGCCACTTTCCGTGACCGCATCGGCGTGAGCAAGCTGGAAACCGAAATGCCGTTTTTCCGCGAGGGCTACAAGATCAAGGAAAAAGACCGCCAGGAGATTCTACGTGCCCAGAGCAGCAATGACCCCTATGCGGCGGATGTCATCAACCGTATTTACGATGACCAGCAGGATTTGATTGCCGGTGCTGACGTTGTGCCGGAACGCATGCGCATGCAGCTGCTGTTCCCGGAGGGCGGCGCAATGGGTATTACCATCAAGGCCAATGGCGTGAACTACACCTACAATTACGACCCGGATGGCGCATGGAAAAAGGCAAACTACACTGCGCTGACTACCACCGACCTGTGGACTGCCACCGCAACCGCTGACCCGTTCAAGCAGATTCAGACCATTAAGGATGCTATGGCAAGCAATTACGGTGTGACCCTTGCTTACATGATTATGAACACCACCACGTTCAACCTGATGAAAGCCACCGATGCCGTAAAGAATCGCTGGCTGACCGTAACTGGCCGCAGTATGGGCTACCTGACCAACGATGAAGCCAAAGATGTGATCGCATCCACTACCGGCATTCAGATCGTGATTTACGACAAGCTGTATGCCGATGAGGGCGGCGCAAGCCACAAGTTTGTTCCGGACGGCTATGTGAGCTTTATCCCGGAGGGCGCACTTGGCAAGACCGCTTACGGCACCACCCCGGAGGAAGCCGACCTGGCAGGTTCCGGCAAGGCAGATGTTGCCATTGTGAACACCGGCGTTGCCATTACCGTTGAAACCACCGTGCATCCGGTCAACGTAAACACCTACGCTTCCGAAATCGTGCTGCCCAGCTTTGAGCGGATGGACGAAGTTGCCGTTATGAAGGTGACGGCATGACCTGGCTGATTCCCGAACACGCAGTGTTTTACGGTGGTGAGCTTTGCGTGACCGGGAAAAAGGTGAAGATTGCCGACCAGGACAGTGCCGAAATGGCAAAATACGGGAAAGTAATAACCGAAAAGGCGGAAACACCCCCTGTGGTAGAACACCGGCGGGGTAGAAAGCCGAAAGCCTAAATGACGGCGGGTGACAGTATGGAGATCTTTGAGCGATTGCAAAAACGGACAGGCGAAAACGACCTTGACCTGTTAGCGGATTTGCTGGACAGCGCAGAATCCGTGATACTGGCCCGCCGTTTTCCTTTTGGCGGTGGTGAGCTGGAAGAGCGATACCGCGATTTGCAGTTCCGGATTGCATTAGCATTTTACAACAAACTTGGCGCGGAATATGAGACCAGCCACAGCGAAAGCGGTATCATCCGCACATGGGGCAGTGAGGATGTTCCGCAGCAGCTGTTGGAAGAAATTGTCCCGGTTGGAAAGGTTGGATGCTGATGCGAGACCTTAGATCCAACCAGAAAACAATTTGGTACCAAAACAGCATCGGTTCTGCCGCAATCAAAGATGAAAACGGAAACCGCACCGGCGAAAAACGGCCCGTTATGGAGCCTCCGGAGCAGTTGCGAATCAGTGTGAGCGGAGCTGTTGGCACAATGGAAGCCGCCGCTTTTGGCGGGTTTACAGATTACAGCCGAACAGCATGCACCGCAAATGTGAATTGCCCGCTGCATGAAGGAACGCTGGTTTGGATTAACCGCGATGCAAGTGAAAGCCCGGATTATGTTGTGACCAAAAAAGCAGATACCATAAACGGCGTATTGTATGCGCTGAAAGAAATCGTGCCATGAAAATCAAGCTGAATTTAAGCGATGCTGGCATAAAGCAGGCGCAGAAAGAATATGACGAGTGGCGCAAAACGCTGGAAACCCGCATTGAACGGTTTGTTAAAAAGCTTTCCGACACGGGAGCAGAGGTGGCAAAACTGCGTTTTACCGCCGCTATTTATGACGGTGACATGAGCGATATTGCGGTTGGTGTGGAGCTGGATGGCAAAAAGGCTACTGTTTACGCCACCGGGCAAGCCGTTGCCTTTATTGAATTTGGCACCGGCGTTGCGTTTGCGGAGCACCCAAGCGGGATGTATGCGCACGGAACATACGGCAGGGGACAGGGTACAAAACCCAACGGATGGGTTTACAAAGGTGTTCCCGGCCCTACCGCCCAGCCTGTATACAACAGATTGGGCGAGCAAAAGCCGGATGTTTGGCGCACAAAGGGCAACCCGCCTGCATGTGCAATGTGGGAAAGCACCGCCCAGATGGCAGCAAGCATAAAAACTGTTTGGGAGGAGGTAATGCGCTAGTGGAAGATTTTCAGCCGCAGATTTTTGAGAGCTTTGCACAAGAGCTTGAAACAAAATTTCCGGGAATCAAGGTAAGCAGCGTGATTACTGACCAGCCGCCCAACTTCCCGTGTGTTCAGATTGAACAGCAAGACAGGCCGACAGACCACGACAGCAGCGGCAGAATTCGTTTTGCAATTATTCAGCTGCGAATCCGGGTGTATACATCCGGCAATACCAAATACAGCAATGCCAGAAAGATACAGTATTGCATTGATGAAATTGCAGAAAAACTGAATTTTAGCAGGCAAAGCTATTTTGAAAGCAATTATTTGTACCAGAACAGCGCGTACCGGGCTGAAAGCACATACCGGGCGCGCATAACAGAAACCGGGGTATTGACCCGGACAAATTAAGGAGCTGAGAGAATGACAAATAATGCAATTAGCACCCAGGGCGTTCAGCTGCTGCGCGGTGACAGCAAAACAACCCTGAAAGAGCTTGCATGGATAAGCGAGTATCCGGATTTAAGCTCTGCACCCGATACCATTGACGTTACCACCCTGATGCACACCCGGGAGGCAACGATCCCGGCTTTGCCCAAAAGTGATACCATGAGCTTTCCCTGCTTTATGGATTCTGATGCGACCAATTATAAGGCAGTGCAGCAGACCGCAAACACCCCGGCATATTATGCAGTGCGAAGCCGCAGCGGCTGGGGCTGGATTTGGCACGGCCAGCATACTGTTTCGGTGCCGGGCAAAGGCGTAGATGACGCAATCGCTTTTAATATCGACATTACTTCTGACGGCGAGTTTGAGTTTATGGACACTATTACGGTAACGGGGGATTAAAACATGAAAATTAAGTTTGACGGCAAAGCTTATGAACTGATGTATACCCGTGAAACCGTAAAACAGGCGGAAGCGTGCGGTTTTAACCTGAACGCGTTGGAAGCACAGCCTGCAACCCAGATGGAAAAGCTGTTTTATGGCGCTTTTGCAGCCCGCTGCAAGGGAGTGAAACGCAAGACGGTGGATGACATCTGGAACCACATGACCGTTGAAGATCGCGTTGAGCTGTGCGGCATTCTGGCCGATATGTACGCTGACGCAATCAACAGCATGGCAGATGACGGAAAAAAAGTGACGTGGGAGACCGAGTAACGGACGATCTCCCCAAAGAAGAAAAAACGTGGGGGCAAATCTTTGATGAAATGTTCCCATTTTACTTAAGTATTGGCATGAGCGCTGATGAGTACTGGAACCAGGAACCGAAACTTGCCATTGCCTACCGCAAAGCTCATCAACTGCGCATGCAGCGGTGGAACTTTGAAGCGTGGAAGGAAAACCAGTACACAATGGCGGCTTTGCAGGCTAGCGTTGGAAACATGTTTATCGAAAAGGGGAAAACACCGTTTGAGTACCCTAGCGAACCCTACCCGCTGACGGAAGAGGAAGCGGAAGAACAGCATAAGCGCAGGCTGGAAAAGCAGGAACAGGAATTTATGGAACGCATGTTTGGGAGGTGAGGTTTTGGCAGAAGTACAGATTGACAAGCTAACAGTAGAAATTGAAGCAGACACCGCGAACGCAACAAAAGGGCTTGACAGACTGAAAAAGGCGATGGACAACCTTTCTTCCAAAAAGGCCGTGAGCGAAACTAACCTTTTGGGCGGTGCGTTCGGTAACTTGCTAAACAAGGCCAAAAGCCTGATTAGCATTGTGGCAATCTCCCAGACGTTGGGCAAGGCGATTGCAAAGTACAGCGAATATGTTGAAGATATCAACTTGTTTTCCGTTGCAATGGGGGATTTTGCAGACAAGGGGGCAGAACTTGCAGACCGCATGCAGGGACTGCTGGGCGTGGACAGCGGACAGGCAATGAAAAACATGGCCTTGTTCCAAAACCTTACCACGAGCTTTGGCGTGGCCGGGGATAGAGCCTATATCTTAAGTTCTAACCTGACCCAGCTGGGCTATGACCTTGCATCGTTCCACAACCTTTCGATTGAAGAATCTTTCCAAAAATTGCAGGCTGCAATCTCTGGCGAACTGGAACCCATCCGCCGCTTGGGTGTGGATATATCCAACGCTCGATTACAGCAGGAACTATATAACCTGGGCATTAACAAAAACATTAACAGCCTTTCGCAGGCAGACAAAGCCCAACTGCGCTACATTGCCATTATGAAGCAAACCACGAATGCACAGATGGACATGGGCCGCACACTGAATACACCGGCAAACCAGATGCGTATTTTGAAATCGCAGGTGGAACAGCTGGCAAAAGCAATCGGTGCTGTGCTGATACCGGTGGTAAATGCAATTCTGCCGCCAATGATTGCGGTGGTAAAAGTTGTTCAGACGGTAATTTCAGCTATTGCCCGGTTGTTTGGCGCACAGGTAAAGTGGGCTGATTTTAAGAACGAAGCCACCGCAGCTACCGGCGGAGCAAGCGCAGGGCTGAACAATGTGGCAAATTCTGCTGCAAAAGCCGCGAAAAAAACACGTGATTTGATTGGCGGGTTTGATGAACTGAACGTTGCACAGGATAACAGCAGTAGTGGCAGCGGCAGCGGGGATGCCGGAACCGGCGGCAGTGTGCTGGGCGGGATTGACCTTTCCGGCTATGACATGTTCGGCCAGCTTGCGGAAAGCAAGGTGACAGAATGGGTTGACCGGATTAAGAATGCAGCAAAAGCGGCGCTGCCGGTTATTGCAGGCATTGGGGCAGCGTTTTTGGCATGGAAAGTACCAAACCTTGTTGTTAGTGGCCTAGATAAAGTAAGAAGCGTGATGGACTTGATTATGGGCATTAAAAACAAAATGTCCATGAAAATGCATGTAAACGCTTTGCCTGGACAATCCGAAATACCTGGCCTATTGGCCGTTTCTATCGCAGTTGCAGTAATTGCAGCGCAATTTACAAATTTACTACTGAACAGCGAAAAATTCCGTGATGGATTGAAGGACGGCTTTGAAATTATTAAAGCTTCTGCGGCTGGTTTTCTGGACGGTTTGATAGAAGGATTGCAGCCAGCAAAAGAAGCGCTGATTGAGCTGAAAAACAATATTCTTGATATGCTTCCCGATGATGTCAAAGAAGGAATAAAGAACTTCTTTGAAAAAACACTGCCAGATGTTATTAACCGCTTTAAGACGGCTTTTGGCGCAGCAATAGAAGAACTTGATTTGAATTGGGGAGATCTAATTACAACAGCAGTGGGTTTTGGACTTTTGCTTACTCCAGGCGGTCAGATTGCAGGCATGGCGGTTCTTGGATTTGAAGCAATTAGCGTTGCAGTGCGTGGTTTGGGCTTGCTGACAGATGAACAGACAGCACAAATAAAAGAAGCGTTCAATGCGGCTTTTAAGTGGATTGGAAATTTTGTCGGCGCTATTATTTCAGGCATTGTTGTTACTCTTACTACAGCGTTCATGGGTATTGTAACGTTTTTACATGGTGTTTTTACAAGAAATTGGCGTGAAATTTTTAGTGGATTAAGCCAAATTGTTCAGGGCGTAATTGAAGGGTTCAATACTTTTTTCAAAAAAGCGTTTGGCGTTGACATTATACAAACTCTTAACGATTGGCGTGGAAAAGCGCTTGATGTGATTAAAAGCGTTATAAATGGTGGTATTGACTTAATCAACAATTTTATTGGCTGGCTGAACAGCTTGAAGATTGAGATTCCATCGTTCAGCATCGCGGGGCATAAATTATGGGATGCCGTTACATTTGACTTTATTCCTAATATATCGGAACTGCCCCACCTTGCCAGCGGCGGTGTTCTGACGTCCCCGACACCTGTTTTGGCAGGCGAATACGCTAATGCACAGACAAACCCCGAAATTGTGACCCCACAAAGCCTGATGAAAGCAACCGTGCTGGAAGCAAACGCCGAAAGCGACCGGGAAATGCTGGCTTTGATGCGGCAGATGCTGGCCCAGATGCAGGGCAGCGATACCCGCATTATCATTGACGGCAAAGAAGTGTTCCGCGCAGTCAAAAATCAGGCACAGCGCGAACAAATCAGAACCGGTGTTCCGGCATTTTAAGGTGATGCCATGACATTTAATACAAAAAGCTCCACATGGGCTGCAAATGGCACAAATTTGTATGAACCGCATGGGGTAAAGATTGAGCACACCAACTATACCGGGTCAAACAGTGGGCGAACCGAAGACGGCGTGATGCACATTGACTGGCTGCGCCGCGACCTGCACAAAGTAAGCTTGACCTACAATGCCATGACTGGAAACGAGCTGAAAGAGCTTGTGGGGCTGGTGCAGGGTAAGGAATATACGGCAACTTACGTTGACCAGGGGGAAACCCATACAATGGAAGCCTACACGGGCGATATTTCCTATACAACTTACAACCTAACCATGTGCAAAGAGGATGGCGGATTGTATACAGATGTCAGCTTTGACATGGTAGAAAAGTAAAGAAGGTGGAACCAAATGCTGAATTATTTGCTTGTAAAAGAAGATGGGTCAGAGATTGGTTCCACCATTATTTTATCCTGCACATTAACAACCAGCGTAAACAGCGAAAACGAATTTACACTGGGCAGCGCGTGCACCGATGAAATAGAAGTGGAGTACATTGCCGCAGATGAAAAGCTGATTGCCCAGGGCGACAAGCTAACATTGTATACAGTAGACGATGCAAATACCCGGACAAAAGCAGGCATGTTCTACTGCGAAAAACCGGAATACCAGGGCATGATGCGTGAGGTATCCGGTTCTAATGCTGTATACAAAGTAGTGGCCTATGACACCATGTCCAAGCTGGATGCCGATTTCTCCGGTTGGCTGCACGCCAATCAGGCACAGTTCCCCAAGACCATCTGGCAGCTGGTTCAGCTGGCCTGCCAGCGGGCAGGGGTCGCGCTTGCCAGCAGCAGTCTGCCCATCAATGGCAGCTACAGCGTGCAGGCGTTCTATGCGGATGATTTAACCTGCCGACAGATCATCTCCTGGGCGGCGGAAGCCGCTGGCTGCTATGCCCACATGAACGCGGACGGCAAGCTGCAATTTTTGACCTACACGGACAAGCGCAGCACGGCCAAAATCACCCCGGACGGTGCCAGCAATAGCACCGCCTATTACGCTGACAGCCTGAGCTACGAGGACTACATGGTCAAGGCCATTGAGAAAGTCCAGATCCGGCAGTCGGACAGTGACGTGGGGGTCATCTACCCCGACAGCACCACCGCCACCAACACCTATGTAGTGCAGGGCAACCTGCTGCTGACAACCGGCACCGAATCCAACCTGAAAAGCGTTGTCCAAAACCTGTACAACGTGCTGAAAAACGTGACCTACACCCCCTGCAAAGTATCGGTGCCCAGCAGCTCCGGCCTTGCCTGCGGGCAGATCGTGCACGTTAAGGACGCACGCGGGCGGGAGTTCGACACCTACCTGATGAGCGCCACGATCTCCTCCGGCAAAGCCAGCTTTGAGAGCGTGGGCAGCGCCAGCCGGGAAAGTTCCAGCGCCGTGAACAGCCAGAGTTACAAAAACCTGACCGGCAAGATGCTGGAGATCAAGACCAGCGTGGACGGCCTGGAAGTAAAGGCCAGCGACCTGACCGGCAAGTACACCGACCTGAAAGCAACGGTAGACGGGCTTTCCTCTGAGGTGAAAAAAGACACCAAAATCACCGGCGGCGGCAACCTGATCCTGGGCAGTGAGAGCTTCAAGAATGCCGAGCTGAAAGGCAACGCGGTCAGCGGCAGTTCGGTCACGTACAACGATACCGGCAGCGCGACCGTAACAAACGCAAACTCCAATCGGTATTTCCATTGGAAGACGGTAAACGAACATGTGTCAGCGGGCGTTACCCTGTGCCTGTCCGTTATGTACAAGCCTGTTTCCGGCACGGATGAGCTGTGCAAGGAAATCAATTATAACAATACGTGGGCGGTCATCAAAGCTGCTGACCAGCTTGAAATTAAGCAGACAAACGGCTGGGTGCTGCGGTACGGGCTGTGGACACCGCCCAGCGACGCTATTGTAAAATGGGTGGATATCGGCAGCGGCTCTACCCACGCAGGAACAGGCAACTACACCAACAAGTTTGAACTACTGCACCCCATGCTGCAATACGGCAACGCGCCGACCGCGTGGACAGCTAGCAGCGGGGACTACATAACAGAGGAAAACGCCAAAAGCCTGATTTCCCAATCGGCGGATGAGATCAAAACGGAAGTCAGCAGCCTGAAAGAGACCACCACAACCATTTCCAACGACCTGGACAGCACAAAGCAGGAATTCAAAACCGTTAAAGAATCAGTATCCGCGATTGACCAGAAAGCCGACAGCATTACCCAGACGGTAACGCAGCGGATCACCGGCGGCAACAATATTATTGCGGGCACCGACGACTGGAACAACGCGACCCTGGATGCAGGCGGCAACGCCGCAAGCAAAAAAGGCAGTTACACCATTACGGGTGAATCTATTCGTGTGACCAACAAGGCGCAGAACACCCGCTTCCACTTTGGTGCGGACAAAACGCTGGTGATTGCCAAGGGCATGACCTATTGTGCATCGGTACTGTACAAGCTCAACTCCGGCACGGACAGCCTGTTTTTGCAGTTCGAGACCAAGAGCAGCAGCGGCACAAAAAGTTATTACGGCTCCGCGTTCAAGCAGGCCCAGCAGGACATTGAGCTGGACAACGGCTGGAAGCTGCGCTGGGCAGCCTTTACGGCGACCGCGGACGGCTATGCAGACGGTCTGTTTGTGAGTACCGCGAACGATAACGCCACCGTTACCAACGATCTGACCATTATGCACCCCATGGTGCAGATGGGCAATGCCCCTACCGCCTGGACGGCCAGCATCGGCGACTATCTGACCACCGCCGAAACCAAGACCGAGATCAAACAGACGTTTGACACCATCCGGCTGACGGCTTCCACTAGCGGAACCAGCAGCACCATCAAGCTGACGGCGGGTGGAACGGAGATTACCAGTGCGCAGATCAGCATGACCGGCGTGGTGACATTTTCGGATTTGAGCACCTGGAACCAGGATAAGACAATCATCAACGGCGGCAACATTACCACTGGGCAGATACACAATCTCAAGTACAGCACTGTGTACGACTTGGACAACGCCTACATTCGCATGGGCACAGAATCCGGGGAGCGCGTGTACATTGACAATAGGCACATCGCCTGGTATGCCACCATCAACACGGGGACAATCGGGCTAACTGGTGTGTTGTACTCAGAGGCGGGCAGCAGCTACATCGGCGCGTGCAGCAAGTACGCCAAATACGGCTGGGTGAATGGACTTGACCCCACATCTTACGTTGGGATGCAGATCACCTACAACCGCAGCGATGACAGCGATGCCGATTTTAACACATCTCGCGTTGGTGTGTCTGGCACGCTCAACTGCCAGAATTTGAGCGCCTGGGGCAGCAAGTCCCGTATCGTGTCCACCAGCTTTGGCCCAATCAAGATGGCGGCTTTTGAAACCCCCACTCCAACTTTTGCGGACTGGGGGCGCGGTGAATGCGGGCCGGACGGCTGGTGCCTGATCGTACCTGATCCGCGCTATGCGGAGACGGTGGCCCAACATGGGCAGCTGACCTGGCTGCTGACGGACTGCGATGGCACCGGCCACCTGTGGGCTGATGATTGCGGGCAGTATGCTATTCTGCACGGTGCACCTGGACAGAAATTCTCTTGGATGGCTATGACTGCACAGCGCGGTTACGAGGGCGAATACGCCGAACCCAGCGAGTGCAATTACCCGGCAGGAACCCCGGCGGGCATTGACATGGCAGCCAGCACCGCCGCGCGTGCCCTGGATGCCGGTGCCGATGCAGCAGACGACCTGCTGGCGATGGACACCGGCGCAAAATTAGCTGTTGATACATTACTGGAAGATTTGGAGGACGATCAACCATGAAAAAATTGAGTGCTGTAGCAATCGTGACCACCGCTGAGGGCGAACGCGTGAGCTATACTTACGCAGAGCTGGACAGTGACGGCAACATCACCAGCCAGAACAACCGGGCATCTTTTGTGGCCCTGGATGATGATCTGCTGACCGCCATTGCAACCCTGAAAAACGCTGTAAACGCACGACTGTAAAGGAGAAAAAACCATGACTGACAACAAAAGAACCCATGAATGCCGCCGCAAAATCGTGGCAGCCTTGAATGAAGCTAAAATCCCGTATGCCACATCTGAGCTGATCCTTGAAAATATTTTGTATGTCGTGAGAGCGAACATGGAGGCCCAGGAGGCAGCCGCGGAAAAAGGAGATCAAAGCGGGATCACCGAGGGTACCGTCTCAGCCAAAAGCAATGCACCGGCCAATCAGCAGGAATAAGGGGTGATCCGCATGAGACCCTATAATCATGACATCTACCTGAACGGCTACAAAGCCGTAACGTTTGAAGGCCCGCTGCGCCTGGGCACCTATGACAGCTATGGTAATGAGCGCATCCGGGTGCTGTGTAGCCCGGAATGGGATGGCCTGACCATTGTTGCCACGTTTAAGGCTGCCAGCGCCGTTGAGGTGCTGGTGGATGCTGACGGCATGCTGGACGTACCGCCGGAGGCTACTGCCACCCAGCAGGCGGCAGCAGGCCGCTGCGCCCTGACTTTTGTGGGCACCGGAGAGGGGCGGCAGGCGATCAGCTGCACGACCTACTATCTGGTGCAGGACCACGCCACTGTTGGCAACGTCACCCCCGACCCCACGCCCGACAAGTGGCAGCAGTTTGTGGATCAGGTTGCGGCTGACCGCACCGCTGCTGCCGCTGCCGCCAAAGAGGCCGCCCGTAATGTGCAGGACGCCAAGACGGCAGAAAGCAACGCCAAGGACAGCGCAGATAATGCAGCGGCCAGCGCAACGGCTGCGGCTGGAAGCGCCCATGACGCTGCCAGATTAGCCGAAGCGGCTGCACAGTCCGCTACCAACGCGCAGGGAAGTGCAGATGCAGCAGCCAAGAGTGCAGAAACGGCAAAAACGGCGGAGACCGGCGCAGGCAGCAACGCTGCTGCCGCGAAAAACTCCGCTGATCAGGCCAGCGCCAGCGCTGCCGCCGCAAAGGAAAGCCAGACGGAGGCCAAAGCCAGCCAGGATGCTGCGAGCGCATCCGCCAGCACTGCATCCGGCAAAGCGACCGATGCAGGCAACAGCGCAGCGGCTGCCGCCACAAGCGAAAAAAACGCTGCCGCCAGTTCTGCAGCCGCTAAAACTGCCCAGAGCGCGGCAGAGACGGCCAAAACCGGCGCGGAATCTGCCAAAACGGCAGCAGACAGCAGCGCAAAGGCCGCCGCCGGCTCTGCCAGTACCGCCAGCGGCGCTGCAAGCACCGCCACCACGCAGGCCACAGCAGCAAAATCCAGCGCGGATAATGCAGCTGGCAGCGCAACGGCTGCCAAAAGCTCCGAAACCGCCGCGGCCAAATCTGCCCAGGGGGCAGCAAGTGCCGAAACCGCCGCCAAAGCGGCACAGAGCGCCGCAGAGACGGCCAAGACCGGGGCCGACACGGCGGCCAGCAATGCAAGCGAAAAGGCCACAGCCGCGGCCAGCAGCGCCACAGCGGCCAAATCCAGCGAGACTTCCGCCGCAAAGAGCGCGGACGATGCCAAGAATTATGCCGCGCAGGTGGCTGGCATTGTCACCAGTCAGGCCATTTTCGGCGTGAACTTTTCCGGCAGCACCAGCGCAGGCACCCGTGTGGGCGCGGCCAAAGATTTTGTGTTTGCGCCTGGCACGGACACCAGCGCAGGGAAGAACAGCTTTGATGCTGTCTATCCCTGGGCGGGCATGCGCCGGTGCTGCTGCACCCTGAATGCAGATGGTACCGTCAAGGTCAATGCGTACAAGGGCCAGCCTGGATACATTGAGGATGGCACCAACGGCGAAGTGCTGGTGGAGATCCCTCTGTTTTACGTCTCCGGCATGCTGGACGTTGCGCCGTCCATCAGCATGTCCATGCTGCCCGGCTACCGCGCCCCGCGCAAATTTTTGAACGCGGACGGCAGTCTCAAGCAGAAATGCTATGTGCGTGCTTTCCCCGGCAGCATTGGCACGGACAGCAAGCTGCACAGCATTGCCGGTGCCGTGCCGACTGGCGGCCAGAATATCACGCAGTTTTTGAACTCTGCCCGCAAATGGGGCGATACCTACAGCGTTGGCACCAGTGCCGACTTTGAGGTGCTGGCCTATCTGATGATTGTTGTATACGGCACGCGCCATGTGCAGAGCAAGATCAATGGCTGTGTAAGCTTGTACAGCACTAACATTGCGGTTGCCGCCGCGACTGACAACGCTGCCAGCGTGGTGGTTGCCAAGAGTGCCGGCATTGAGCCCGGCATGGTGATCTCCATCGGCACCGGCGATGAAAACGAAACCATCGCAAAACGTCGCATTGTTACCAGCGTGGAGGCCATTGATGGTGATGCCACCAACGTTAAGGCTAATTTTGACGGCGATCCCGTAACCACAACGACCGATCACAAGGTATGGCGCATAATGCAGGGCACCGGCACCGCAAACAGTGTAATTGCCACCTGCGGCAGCCCCGTCAGCAACACCGATGGACGGCACAGTTTTGTATTTTACGGCGTGGAAAATCCGCTCTATGGCAACCAGTGGCGCTTTGAATGCGACTGGAAATTGATTGATGGCGTACCGTACTGGTGCGATGACCCCACAAAGTACAGCTGGACATCCAACGATGGCTACATTGCCCTTGACACTATGGCAATGCCGGACGAAGGTTGGGCGACCGCCCTGCAGCAGGATGATCGTGCGCCCAGCGTGCAGATCACCAAGTCTGTTGGCGGCAGCTCTGGTACTTACCTGGAAGACTATTTCTATATCAATAAGGCCGGAACCCGTATCGCTCTGCGTGGCGGCCACTCCGCCGACGGCGGCGGCGCGGGCCCGTTCTGCCTCGCCCTCCGCTCCGGCGCGGGCGCCGCCTGGTGGAACATCGGCGGTGACCTTTCTATCCCCGGTTAAGCGGGGGTTCGGGGACCGCAAGGCCCCCGATAAAACCTATCCGAATATGACATTATGCAAAAGGCTCTTGATCTTATACCGTATCGCTCTGCGTGGCGGCAACTCCAACAACGGCGGCAACGCAGGCCCGTTCTACCTCAACCTCAACAACGACGCGGGCGCCGCCTGGTGGAACATCGGCGGTGACCTTTCTTTGGCGGCAGCACAGCTTGCTGTGCTGTTGGTCGTGACCTTATTATGCAAAGATCAATCTGCCTGAGCTCTAGCTATAACCTGGCCCATCTGGAAACCTTAGTAGGCGGCAAACACCGGGCGAAATGGTTTGTGGCCAAAGAAAGCTTATAACATGCCTAAACGCATTGGAAACCTGTTACCGGTCATGACAGACCGGAATATTATCAGAGGGGAGATGTTTGAACATGCAAAGAAACGCATGGACGATCCGACCACGGTACCCGCCCTGCTGCATGCAGATGAATGTGTTGCACAAGTGCAGCACTGGATCATATGCGGCGACTGGGTGCCCAGCAAGCCAATCCACACCCAGCACTATGAGCCAAGCAACGGCAAGCTGCGTGATATCGACTATGTGCCATTCTGGCCCGATGGCGTGATGCACTGGATACTGATCGACAGCATCTATGACAAGGTTGTGCCGAAACTTGACCCCTACTGCGTGGCAGGTATCCGGGGACGTGGGCCACACAGCACCAAAAAGCATGTGGAGTACTGGATCAAAACGGACCGCGCGGGCACAAAATATGGCGCGGAGCTGGATATCCACCACAACTTCCCGGAAACGGACCATGATTTTGTGATGTACGGATACCGGCAGCTAATCAAGGACAAGTACTGGCTGCGCCTGGCTGATGCTGTGGTGCAGAGTTTTGCCAATGGCCTGCCTATCGGTTATGTCACAAGCCACTGGTTCCAAAATCTGGCCATGACGGCATTTGACCGCTATGTGCGCAGCCTGGATGGCGTGCGGCACTATTACCGGTATGTGGACAATATCCACATGTATGGCCCAAACAAGCGCAAGCTGCACCGTGCCCTGCAGGCCGCCATGGACTGGCTGTGCGCAGCAGGGTATACCATCAATAGCAGCTGGCAGGTATACCGCACTGACTACATAGACGCTGACGGTGAGCACCGTGGCCGCGCCCTGGATGGCCTGGGTTTTGTGATCTACTGCGACCACACCATCTACCGCAAGCGTACCAGCAAACGCCTGATCCGGCTGTGCATAGATATCAGCAAGCGGCCACACGGCAACCCAACACCGCACCAGGCCCGGCAGGCAGCCTGCCGGATCGGGCAGCTAAAACATGCAGATATGCACCATTTCCGGATCAAGCACGTTGACGGCGTGATAAGTTACCGAAAAATCAGAAAGGCAATACAAAATGCTTAAAATCGAATGCAACGAAAAGCGGCCCCGCTTTGAGACGGAACCGCTGGAAGATGGCCGCACGTTGGTGCGGCTGTATGAAGACGAAGAAGCAGCAAGCCGCCCGGCTGTGTCCGATATGGACACGCCCTGGAACGGTTACCGCTATACAACTTATGAGACGCGGATTGCTCTGCCTGCCGGTGCGCTGGAAACCGCGCCTGATACCTGGGCGGAGGCCGTCAAGCAGGCGGACCGCACCCAGGCCGCTGCCCAGGTACGCGCAGAGCGTGACCGGCTGATCTCTGCCTGCGACTGGACCGTGCTGGATGACGCCAAAACGGACAAGCAGGCATGGGCAACCTACCGCCAGGCGTTGCGGGATGTGCCGGAACAGCCCGGCTTCCCGTATGGCGTGATCTGGCCTGCCATGCCGGGGCAGCTGTGACGGACAACGAACGAGTGCAGCGCATGTCCCGCACGCTGTCTATGGCCCTTGATCTTGTGGATGCTGTACTGGATCGGCTGGAACGTGAGGGCCTGGACACCACCACAGAGCGCGAACTGTTGGCGCAGCTGTGGTGGGATGGGGCGGCACTGGCAGATAAAAGAAGATCGGAGGAACAAGGAAATGATTGACGCAATCGACGTATCGAAACATCAGGGCAAATTTGACTGGCAGGCAGCGTATGGCAAGGGCATCCGCCACGCTATGCTGCGCGCAGGGTATGGCCGCCATACCAGCCAGAAAGACCCGCAGTTTGAGCGCAACGCGGCTGAGTGCACCCGGCTGGGCATCCAGTACGGCGTGTACTGGTACAGCTACGCCAGCACCCCGGCTGAAGCCCGCCAGGAAGCCCGCTGCTGCCTGGCAGCGATTAAGGGCAAGCACCTGTGCCTGCCGGTGGCCTATGACATCGAGTACGAGCCGTGCATCCTGCGCCTGACCAACGCGCAGCGCACGGCACTGGTGGAGGCGTTCCTTGGCGAAATCGAGGCGGCTGGATACTACGGCATCCTGTATGCCAGCTGCGATTTTATCCGCAACCGCTTGGACTACAAGGCGCTGTCCAAGTATGATATCTGGGTGGCCCAGTACGGCAGCGCCTGCACCTGCCCGCTGCCGTATGGCATCTGGCAGTATTCCAGCCGCAACGCGCTGGGCATCCCCGGCTACGGCACCAGCCTGGACTGCAACCGGGTTTATAAAGACTATGAGCAGCTGATGATACAGGCAGGCTTGCAGGGCCACACCGCGCCCACCCCGGAGGATACCACCCCCAACAAGCTGGACAAGCAGCGTATTACCATTGGCCGTATCTCCAGCGGCGACCGCGCAACCATCCGCGCCCTGTGCGAGGGGCTGGGGCTGATCGCGGCGTGCCTGTACCGCGAAACCTGTGCGGATGGCAACCAGTGGGTGCTGGACGTCGGCCCGGTATCCAGCGGCGATGCGTGGTACATTATGCGCAAGTGTGCGGAGCTGGAGCTGATTGACGCAGGGCTGTATAAGGCTGAGTATGTGGGGTGATGCAGTGAAAAAACTTTTTGTTTCTCAGCCGATGCGCGGCAAAACGAACGAAGAAATTATTAAGGAACGCAAGGTTTTGATTGCTGATGTGTACATGAAAACACACGAAAATTTAGCAGTCATTGATTCATTTTTTGAAAACGCCCCTGCTGACGTAACGCCGCTGTGGTATCTGGGAGAAAGCCTCAAGTTGCTTGGCACTGCTGATTTTGTGGTGTTCGCCCCTGGCTGGCAGGGCTATCGCGGGTGCCGCATTGAACATGACGCAGCTGTCCAGTACGGAATTCCTATTGTGGAGGTATGAGCATGGATGCAATCATCGCTGCCATGATTGCCGGGGGATTCTCCGTTGTTGGCGTGATTATTACAACTCTGGCAACCTCCCGCCGTACCGAACAGAAGATGGCTACCGCGCAAGCCGTGACTGATACCAAAATTGAAGAGCTCACCCGCGAGGTGCGCGAACACAACAACTTTGCTAAGCGTGTACCAGTGCTGGAAGAACAAATCAAGGTTGCAAACCATCGGATCGCAGACCTTGAAGAAGCAAGCAAAAGCGCCTGAAAAATAAAACACATCCCCCAATAGCCCGCTTTTGGATGTGAAAAGCAATTTTAAGCCTATACAATAGCAATTTTTACCAGAATTTGATAAGGAGAAAGCAAAATGGATATTTCTTTTCTGTCCGAATACATGATCCCCGTGATTGTTGGCATCTGCCTGTGCGTGGGCTGGATTGTCAAGCAGTGGATTAAGGATGTTGACAACCGCTATATCCCCACCATTTGCGCGGCGCTTGGTGTCGCACTGGCATGCTGGATGAATTGGCCTGAAATTACCGCTACCGTGATTTTGTCCGGCCTTGCAAGCGGGCTGGCATCTACCGGTTTGCACCAGGCGTTCAAGCAGATTCTTGAGGGCTTTGGCAATGGGAAGTAAGTTTGACTTCCGAATGAGTCGCAGCGACTATGATGACCTTTGTTTTGACCTGACCGATGACGAACACGCCGTGTTGGATTTGCGGCGGCGCGGGATGCACAATGCCGACATTGCGGCAGAGCTGTATTGCAGCGAAAGGACGGTTAATCGGAGGGTTAAAGCGATAAAAAATAAAATTGGGTAATAGAAAGCCCCGTTTGTGGTTGAATTGAAGTGACCCCCAAAAGCTAGACAATATTTTGAAGTAAAAATTGTTCAAGCAG